GGTATAATATACCTAATTTTGCTCAATGGTTGAAAAACATCGATATTACGACTAAAATCATCTATTTCGGGATCGTTTTACACCACTTTGACACCAATTTGAATTTTACACCACTAGCACCGTAGTCGAATCCGATTTTGAGTCTTAATCGTAAGAGCTCTGATGTGACACAGCAGCCCCGGCGTCCTAGTGACGCCATTACATAAGCAGCGTTAAAATTGAAAATCGCATTTGAACAACAATGTACTCATGATGGGCGCGGGAGCAATCCTGCGCCTTTTTGTTTTGTTACAGCAAAGCGTTACAAAATTGCAGTTGGCTTTTGTGCAAACAGATAATTGTTACAGTGACAGTTTAGTGATACAATACTCATAGAAAGTTATAGGAGGATGTGTTGTTATGGAAAATATTACCGTTAATCGTCTCGGCCAGCTTTATAGACTGCTATGCGAAGCTCTTGGAGAGGGGAAAGACAGACCCTTTAATCAGGCTGACCTCGACAATGCCAGTAGGTTCCCTGTGCGTCAAGTATCAATGAAAATTGCCATGGTCCACCAGCATAAAAAAATGACTTCGACTCTTGATGAAGCATGTGGATTTGTTCTTGAAGGCGTCACACAGGAAGATATGGATGCAAGCTTTGCATTAAAAACTATTTCAATGCAGCAACAGGGATTTTTTACGATTGGTTTTCAAACTGCCAATATCGATAAACTTCTCAATCCCTGCACAAGAATCAAAAGAGCACGTAAAAAGGCTGGATTTACTATCCGCAGTCTCGCAGAAAAAATTGAAATTTCTCCAACTACAATTCAGAGTATTGAAAATGGGAAGGTAGACCCCAAAATGAGCACTCTTCAAAAAATTGCGGACGCTTGTGGGGTATCCATGAATGATTTATGGCCTTCTGATATTTGCTGAGGCAGAGTATGGGTAAGGCTAAAGGAACAACAGGAAAACATATAGCAAAAGACAAGACTGGTAAATGGTACGGCGACCTAGAGGTTCTTGGCCGGAACGGCAGCACCGAACGCGGAGATCCATTGTGGCACTGTATCTGTCATAGATGCGGAGCTGAAGTAGATATTGTAGGATCTCATCTTAAAGAAAAGAAAGATTGCGGTTGCCATTATAAAGAAAAGAGAGCAGATTTATCAGGCAAAACTTTTGAAGCTGTTACCGTATTAGAACGAGTAGGAACGGATGATAATGGGAACGCTCTTTATTTGTGCCACTGCAATATTTGTGGGCAAGAAAAAGAACTCCCTGCAACAACTATTCGTAAAAACCCTTTAAGCTGTGGATGCCAACAATATAACACAGACAAAATGAAAGAGCTATCTATAAAAGCAAACGCGAAAACAATCGTGAATGGTTCTCGTATCTCTGGCGTATTTAGCGTAAAAGCAACTTCGAGAAGTAGTACAGGAGTCCGGGGGATATTCAAAGTTAAAGGAAAATTCCGAGCTTCTGTTCAAGTTGCCAAAGAACGTGTAACGCAAGATTTCGATACAATAGAAGAAGCCAAAGAGTTCAGAGAAGAGGCCCGCAGGCAGCTGATAGAAAAGCACGGACTTGGTGAATATAAGGATAAAACTAATGAATAATCCAACAATACTTGATATCGCACTCGGTTTCATTCTGCACAAGCACAGCCGGGATAAATTTGGTCACAAAAATAATAAAGCACAGGCAATTCGAGAGCTGTCAGATGATGAGCTGGCAGCGCTCTTAAATGAACTGGTCGCACAGCAGGATAATTGCCCGCACACAGTTGGCGGCTGGAAAGGGTGGCTGTCTGAATCGATAAAATAATCAAAGCTAAAAAATGGGGTACTGGTCCAATTAAGGATCAATACCCCATTCGTTTTATATCAGTTCAATATCACCTAGCTCAACATAGCCTGACACATTTACTGAGATTGAATACTTGCCAATACGGCTTTCAAGATTTGTCACTCGATACCGTCCATTGACAAGTTTTCCATCATAAATAAACCACTCACCAGAGCGGCGCATCCCGCAGTGAGTCTGGCTGTTTGAATATAGTATTCCGTCTAATTTGATTTTGTCTCCTGCACGAAGAGTATTCTGATGTTCCATCAAAACGAACCCCATGTAGCTGGCCCACAGATACCGTCAGCACTTAAGCCATGCGCCTTCTGATACTCGACAAGTGTGGCTTTTGTTCCGGCTCCAAAGATACCGTCCGCTTTTACGCCCAGATGCCTCTGCAACACGGTGACTGTATACGAGATGCCGCCAGTGCAATCTTTCGCGCCCTGACGAATCGTAGGCATGATTTTACTCACCGATACATATGCAGTGCCAACCTTACTGATCCAGCGAGACTTCCAGCTCCGCACATCAACATGAACAAAGCCTCCTGTTAGCTGCACTCGACTGTAATAGCCGATACCACCCCGTTTCTGGAAATAAGGCATGGAAGCCAAGTATAGCGCAATTCGAATCGGGTCAATACCTTTGATGGTAATATCCGCTGCCGTACCCAAACAATGCTGACTGCGAGGACTGCCGCCGATGGAAATATTATAAGAAGGGGAGCGGTAGCCGGAGTTGATATGGACAGGCTTGCCAAAATGAGCCCGCACCTGTTCAAGAATGTAGATAAGGTCTGTATCGATTAGAACCGTATCGCTATGGTCAGAGCAAGCGAACTCATAGACGGAGAAATGAGCTGACACCTTTTTGTTCCAATCTTTCTTCATTGAGTATGTATTTACTGCCATGCGGCGCACCTCAATTCTTCTTCAACTCATTCTCGATTTTCTCGTTCTGAATATCCAACTCCTTGACGGCAGCCTCGATCATCATGTCGATAGTCGGAGTGATCGTAACACCCATCTTCTCAAGAGCAGCGATAACATACTTCTTCTTGTCGGCTTTCTTGATAACACCAGTTGCGCCGACTTTCTCAGCAGCACGAACAGTCATCTGGACAAGCTTATAGATACCAATTTTCTTCAGATAGGGGATACCGTAAACCATAAAAGCGGTGCCAGCACCAGCAACAACCAGCTGGGCGATAGTAGCGACGACCTGATTGAAAAAGTCCATCATAATATACCTCCTGATAAAAAAAAATAAAAGACCCCGAACACATCGTTCGAGGTCATGAATTACGTAATCTTATTCTTTTGGTTTTAAAAAACCATTAGTGCGTAGCATTTCGTCATATACGCGCCCCACGTTCTTGATGGCGAAGGGCATCTTGTTGTTCTTGTAGTTGGAATGGGTCTTACAATAATCTTCATACTTCCCAATGACATCAAGGATGTCATCAAAGTCTTCTTCGGTGTGGCCGAGCCCGCGAACGAGCTCATTATTGAAGCGCAGCACCTGACTACGATAACTATCAGCCTTGTCTTCTTCGCCCTTTTCGATGTGATTATCTAGCTTTTTACGAGTCTCTTCTTGCTCGGAGCGGATATCTTTGAGCTCAGATTTGGTTTCTTTGATCTCGTTCATCACACCGGCATTCAGGGCGTTCCCAATGTGAGTGGCTACCTAAGACCATGGATTGATCTCGATTTTAGAGACTTGTATCACTGACATAACAACGGCGATCAATCCGCTGCTCCCGGCCATCACTGAGCCGAGATGATTTAGGATAAAATTCAATAATTCGTCCATATGATTTTAATCACCTCGATTCTTTTTACGTTGACAAATTTAACACATCATGATATAGTATGTTATAGCATAATTTACTTTCGTCGAGCAAATTATGTGTTACCTACTCTAATATGTATGTGGGGAAGAGGTCCTTGGCCGAAAAGCCGAGGGCTTCTTTCTTTTTTATGTGGCACTATACCACAATCGCGGAGTATTGGTTGAATCGCCGATATAAGCTTTTTGTACTACCACATTGCCGCCGCCTTCTGGAAGTCCGAAATATAATTTTTTGGCTTCTGTAGGAACGATTGCGCTTAGAATGTCGCTTAAAACAATATTATATATTCTTGCAAAATCACCGTTGTATGAATTTGATCCGTCCTTAGAGTAGGTCAAGGAAATTGTTTGTCCTTTAGAAATCGTTCCACTCTAAGAATTAGAGCCCGTCCCACTAACAGAACTTGTTACAGTTGTTCCGCCTACTACGATAGTAAATTTATCATAGTTTGACTCAGAGCCCCATCCATATTCAAATCTAATGGAAGATGTTTGTTTTGCGGTTAATGTAATTGTTGCGGTTGTACGATCTATGTTTTTGTTATTGTTTTCGAGGGTTCCGCCACTCTACACAAAAGTATATGACCCATTAGACGATGTAAAATACTTAGAGACATTTGATTCGGTGATGGTAGCGGAAGTAATAGCGACTCCGACATAGATACTCATCACACCACCTCCTTATGTACTGTACTGGATATATACCGTCCCTTCAGGCAGAGTTGTTGGAGCAGTAGTACCCCACTGGAATGCCAGCAAAGTAGGACCATTCAATGTGCCATCTTCGGATATAGTAAGATTTGTGCCAATTTTTACCCCACCAAGAGTATTTGCTGTGGCAGGGTTCAAAGAAAATTTCGCATCAGCTTCTGACTTGGTGTAACGATCCTTCAGGGCGTCACCAGTCGTCTTGGCTTCTGCAGGAACATTCTCTTGAGTTAGTGTCTTATCAGGTGGCGAGGCTACAGAGAGTGCTTTATCTGCATTTTCCTTCGCACTAGCGGCGCTTGACGCAGCATTCGTTTCGCTGATTTTGGCGGCATTTTCGCTTGCTTTAGCATTAGCTTCTGATCTGGCCGCTGCGGTCGCACTTTTAGAGGCGTTTTTTTCGGATGTCCGAGCGTTTTGTTCACTAGTCTTGGATTTTTGTTCCGAGGTCGCAGCTGCTTCTTTGCTCGCAACAACAATCTGTTCGCAACTAATAGCGGCATTTGCCTTTTCAGTAGCAATAGCTTCACTGGATGCGGCTTCTCTGGCTTTTTGAGTCGCCGTATTGGCCGCATTGATTGCGTCTAAAGTTACAATATCTACGCTCTCAACACGCTCCTGAACCTCTTTGGCGTATTTTAAGAGTCCAGTGAATTTATCGGTCAAAGATTGTACCTCTCCAGATTCAATCTGCACAGCCTTCTCTATAGTGTCCAGCCCGTCTTTAACTGGCAATACAGCGACTTCTGTGTTAAAGTTATAACTAAAAATAATCCTGTCATCGTCCTGTTTTGTGGAGTAAAATCTTACCGAAAATTTAAGATCCCCAGGACAGGATGTTGCATCGTTTTGAACTTCCCATCCAAAAATGATCTTGCCAGGCACGGTTGTGATATCCAACTTTGTGACAGGATAAAATCCGCCGTGCTTGTTTGCCCTAGATTCATACTGGACAATGCACGTCTTTTCGCTGAGATCAGTCTGATCATAGTATCGGTCAATCTCAAAATAAACGGTTTCTGCATTGTGGTCGTTTAAGACACCAAGAAAGGTAAAGCCATCGGGAATAGAAATCGTTCGTTCGTTTGCGTCGATAATAAATCTTGGCTCGTCAGAAGGGAGCATCACAAGTTCTTTTAGGTTGTCTTGATTCTGGATGTCTTGTAGACGCTGCATGTATTCATGAGAAGAAGTGATCATGAATTATCGACCTCCTTCAGCATCTGAACATTGACTTCTGACATCTGCACTACACCCTGATAAAGAGCGAGTGTCTTATTATAGATGTCCGCCGCATTCCGATTGAATTCTTCAAGCATGGCGATTTGAGCCTTGAAGTTATAGATGTCATTTTTGATATTCAGTGCGAAACAGCCGGTTGACAGTCCAATAGTTTCTGTGGCAGGGTCAATGCCCATAATGCTAACAGAACAGGGGCCATCACAAATCTTGACAAGAGTAGCCATGTTGCACTCGTAGTTGTAATAGTTGGTACTTGTGCTGTTGACCTGCTTGAGCCCTACGATATCCAGATGATTTTTCTGGTCTTTCAGAATCAGATAGAGCCGCAGTTTGACATATTTTTTATCAAGGAAGAAAGTGATTTCGTCAAGGCTATAACTCTGCGACTCTGAAAACTTAGTAGCCTTGAAACCTTCATTTGAATAGATAAGGTTCATAAACGCCTCCAATAAAATAAGCGCCCATCGCTGTATAGGATAAGCGCATAACACATCATAATAAATAGTGGAGTTAACCACTATCAAAATAATCCATAAAATTAGCCTCCTGTTCTAAAATCATATCGCCCAGAAGTTACTGCCCCGATACAGAAACTGTACTGGCTTTCTGCGTTCCGAGTACCCACTCTTTAAGTTGCTCATCGGTCAGGGCGCTCTTGTACACTACGCACTGGTAGAGCGTACCGTCCCAGAACCGGTCTTTTGTGCCGTCGCTATTCTGGTGCGCGCCGAGGACAAGGCTCTTAGTCACAGGAGTGTCCATTCCGTTGACGATGCCCTAATTGGATACATCACTGTTGGTCGAGCGAACTGCATTGAAAACGCCACTCTTCATACGGATGGCGGCTCTGCGTTTCTTTTCCTTCAGTTCCGACGTTGCGAAGAAGGTCGGGCCAGACGTGTATACGAGCAGCTGCACCTTGTCACCACCAATAGTACGCAGCTCAAGACCCGGCAGAGGATCGGAATCCTCAGCACAGTTGAGCAGTGTCTGCTTGAGGGTGGTCTCGGTCAACGTCTTCGAAGTATCTGCCTCAAACAGGATGGTGAATGTGGGCTTCGGGTCGAGGACGTCGAACAGCTTCACACCGGTGTCGATGTACTCGGCAGCAGCGGGGGTGAAGGTCTTTGGCACTGGCAATACATAGGCCGCCTCAATGGCCGGAAAGGGGTTAGTATTCTCTGCTACATTTACCGAGCAGGTGACGGTCTGGTCTCCCGCTGCAGCCGTAATAGTGCATTCACCTGCGGCTACCGCAGTCACAGTGATGCCGCTGCCAGTGCTTCCCGAAAGGGTTACGACGTCTTCCGGCGATACGCTCCACCTCACGGTCTTGTCGGTAGCATTGGCGGGCAGGACGGAGGCCGTCAGGGTAGTAGAGCCGCTCTTGGCCAGAGACAGCGCAGTCTTGTTCAGGGTGACGCTACTGACCGGGATGACCTCTCCTGCAATCTCGTCTGCGATAATAAAATCGCCTGCCGTCCCCGCATTGAGCGGATGTCCGTCGGCATCAAAGCGCAGATCGATTTCGGCGTTCTCGCGATACTTCTTGATCTCGTCTAGCGTGGTGTAAGAAGAATTTGTGTACAGGATAAGTTCACGCAACTTAAAGCCAGTAGCCTTAGTAGCGTGGACGCTGCCGGAGGCCAGTGCCGAAGCCAGAGAGGCCCCGTTGGTAAAACTTGTGATAGGCATATCGTTCGCGCTGGTCTGCACGTTAAAGCTAAGGATGCCTCTATTCGGTGCAGCTTTGACGGTGGAAATCTGCGAAGCCCAGATGACTGCGCCGCTCGGGTTGACAACGCCGCTTGTCAAGTAGAGGAAACGGGTTGAAGCCGGTTCATCCTCTTTGAAGCCGGTATTGACATACGGCACGCTATAGAGTGTTGTGTTACCCTCCTCGTCCGAGGCGGCATTTGTGGTATTCCAGCGAATGGTCTTGTAGTTCTTGCTGTCCGCGCCAAAGGCCAACTTAATGGCTTCCTGCCCGGTCTGACCACTGAGCAGGCTTGAAATAATGGGTATTTCTTCACCAGCATCGACACAGTTCGTATCCACGTCAAAAGCTGCATACAAAGTGTGTTCTGTTTCGAGGTTTGGCATGGGGATGTAGGCGACGGTGTTATCCAGTGCCCATTCGCCCTCAGTGTAGGTGGGTAGCTCCGAAGCCTCCACCGCAGTCACTGTGCAGGTGACGGTAAAGCTACCGCAGGAAACAGTGACGTTGGCCGTGCCGGTCTTGAGGGCAGACACCACGCCGTCTTGAGTTACAGTGACCACATCCTCCGCGTCCGAAGTCCAGATGATATCGTCGGTCGTCCAGTAGGGCTGCGGAAAAGCCTTGAGGTAGGTGCTCATTCCCTTGCCGCACTTGGCGGTCACGCGGCTCAATTTCAGGCCCTCGCAGGGCACAGGGACCAGCTTCACCGTGATCTTCTGGGATGCCGAGAACATACCGCAGGAAACAGTGACGTTGGCCGTGCCATCTTTGAGCGGGCGGTATGCACCGTACTCCCCAACATCCAGAACGTCATCTGCGTTATCCCATGTATAGACGACAGGATCGGTGCAAGCTTCGGGAGAGATGGTCGCGCCCAGACGAGCGTATTTCTTATATTGCTCCGTGCGAGTCTCTTCGTCGAAGGCAACACCAGTACACTCGAAAAGCTTTTCCGGTATGTTGTTGAAGAAATTGTTCTTACGGTAAATAAGGCCAGTAAGCACATTTTCTAAATGAGTATAACGTGCGCCCTTAATATTAATTATGTTGTTCTGCACGTACTGTGGACCGCCGCGCATCTCATACTGGCGTACATCGCACTCTTGGGTAAAAGTCAAGTCTAATTTATTGTCTCGAATACTGCCTTTATTCCAATTGTTGTGGAATATAGCGCCGCCCTGCGCATCTGCGGCGATATCCATTTTTATCTGGTTGCCGACGACCTCACCCGCGCCAGACATCCACGCGCTGCCCGCGTTCGTGAGTTCTGCCACGTTGCTTCGAACGATGTCGCAGTCCCAGAAAAGGCCGTATAGAGAGCCATGGAAGAGGTTGCCGACGACCTCTTTGGTGCTCGAAGGGCCATACCCACACTCTACATCGAAATAGTTGTTCCGCAGAGCACTGACCTGATAGCAGATACGTCTTCCATTGTCTCCTCGCAAATGAATGCGGCAGTTTGAGAATAGGGTAGTGCCGTCGGCACGGTCATTTCCCCGGGCCAGTATGGGGTTTGCACCTTTCGTTGTGTCGTGTTCTTCCATGTCATCCGGCTGGTTAGAGTAGATATCGCAGTTGTCAACTACAGCGTGAGTACCATCGCCAAGCATGCGAAAAAGCGTTTCGCAGCGATTCATTCGAACAACGCAGTTTTCCATTCGTACATCACAGCGCTTGCCGCTCTGCCCTAGCGTAATACCCCATGCAGGATAGAAACCCCGGGCACGATACTTCTCGTCATCCACTTCATAAAAATTGCAGCCGGAGATAAGAACGTCCTTCAGGACACCATTCCAACCCCAAACAGCCAGCACCTCATCGCCGCCTGCTTTGTAGAAGTCGCAGTGTAAAAAGCGAATGTTCGAGGACTCCACATCACTCGTCCAGCTACGCACCCAGATGCCACCTTCCTTACAAGCACTCAACTGCCGGAAGACGACGTTCTCAAAGAGGAAGTCGTGGTTGACACCGTACAGATCCATACAGCCTCGACTCTGCGTGTTGATGTCGCAGTCGAAGACGCAGTCTCTGACCTTCACATCACGGCTGCGCTGGAATCGTAGCATGGTATTCGTCTGACAGGTGTCCGCCGCACGGAAAGTCAGGCCCTCAATACGGATGTGCTGCACAAGGTCAGTGTTGGACCTTCCAATGACAAAGACGCCGGGGCGGTCTGGCTCCTGCTTTGCCTACTGGATGTCGCTCAACAACGCCGCGCCGTTGCCGTGGATGGTCAAGTTATCTTTCGGTTTCAGCACTTCCGTAAAGCGGTAGGTCGCTGTACTCTTCAGCTCTAGCGGCCGTTTCTGCTCACTCGCCGCCCGAATAGCGGCTTTCAGAGCCTCCGTATCATTCGCCACGCCGTCGCCTACCGCACCGAACTGCTCGGGGGTGAGGACGTTACTTGTACTTGGCTGAAAGGCTCCACTTTCCAAGTCTTTCTTTATCTGAATAGCCACCTTTGCAGCATCAATAGCGTTTGTAGCATTTGTAGCGGCAACATCAGCATATTGAGAAGATATGTTAGCACTGGATTCGGCTGATTTTACAGCAGAATTAAATTTTGCCGTCAGAGTTTCAACCTCATCGGCTTTATAAGTAGGAGAGGAATTACTAGTATTGAGCGTATCAAGAACAGGCAAAGATGCCTCTAGTGTGTTAAAGTTGTACTTAAAGGTCGAAATATTTCCGATATTTTCAATACTATAGAATCGAACAGAAAAAGATACCGTAGCTGCCTCAGCTGTCACAGTATTTCGGATTGTCCAGCCAAAAATTATTTTTCCGGGAATAGTTGTAATATCAATCTGAGTGACAGGGAAGAATCCTTCGCCAAGTTCAACTCCGGTAGATCCCACCATTTTGTACTGGACGATACAAGTCTCTTCGCTTAAATCATGGCCGTCGAAATAACGGTCAATCTCGAAGAAAATGGTTTCTGCATTATGATCGCCTTTAACACCAAGAAACTTAAATACCGCAGGAATCGTAATGGCACGAGTATCAGCGTTAATAACAAAACGAGGCTCTTTCTTGGTATTGATTGATAACACAGAAACGCCGCCCATATTCTGAATATTAGCAAGGCGTCTCATGTAATCTTCTTGCGTAGTGGTCATTTTATTCCTCCTTTCTCATTTTTATAGCGGCTGCTTTTTGTAACTCAAAAAGTTCAGCAGCCGATTTTTCACCAAGAATATCGACTACTTCGTTATATGGCATATAAATCACACGAGGTTCGGTGTCTCCAAGTTCAATGAATCTCTTGTTTGCGTAATAATACGAGGCTAAAACGCGACCCTTGTGTGCGTAACAAATATTGGTACTGCGATGATTCGGAGTGCCAAAGCATTCATAATTATAGCCAGAACAGCCGCCACAGCCCATAGCTACGGGGCATTCGAAGCACTCTTTTGTTGATTGACTTTCGCGTGTGATAGCGTCCAGCATGGTCTTGGTATCCTGCTGATGCTTTGTTTTGTACAGTCCATCGAAACAATTACCGAGGCACATCGGCGCAGCCTTCTCTTTGCCGACCGAAATGGGAGCATACCGAATACACGGATAAGCTTTACCGTCAGGGGCAAAAGAAAGCATTGAACCAGTGCCACCACAGTAATTGCTATTATCGCTCGGAGCCATAGGATGCCCAGTATCGTCGTTCAACATTGTAATATAAACGTCGCTTTTATTCTCGATAAGCCAATCGGACAAGTCTTTTAACGCGAAATAGATTCCCGCAGCGTCATCTCTTGTATAAACTGGCTCATATGCAAAATTACAATGAATGATTTTACAGCCCTCGTTAATCATCATCTTTACGCTGGGATAAATGTACTTAACAGAATCAGGCACAAATGTCATTTTCGAATTATCCCAGCCATACTTTTTCGCATCCTGAAATGCGGCGTATGCCTTGGAAAACGAACCGACACCATTTATGTCAACGCGAAAAGCGTCATGCAATTCTTGGATTCCATCAATGGAGACAGTGACGCCCATGACGTCATGATACTTTTTGATAAGATGCTGGGCCTCGGGTGTAAACCATGCTTGTCCATTCGTGGTAAAACTAATACGGGACAGAACTGCCAGCGGATTTTTTCGCAACCAGCACTGTTCATAAAAATAGTCACAGATCTGCTCGATCAGGTTGGCTTCCAGTAGTGGTTCACCACCGATAAAATCCAGAACGAGAGCTTTGGTTCCCTGTGTAATGAAATCTCCTTCGTTGCGCTCATACAAATCGAGTAGACAATCAACGATTTTCTTTCCTGTGTCGAGTGTCATTGCGGAGCAACTTTTGCAGTGCTCGTAACAATAAGAGCATCTCAAATTGCAACTTCCTGTCACCTGAAATGTTATATTGCGGGCGGTTTGCTCGTTGTATCCGTTAGTAGAAGAGAATAGTTTACGAATGCGTTCGGCATAGTCGTCTGTAGGGGTAAAACTGCTTACCATTCACACACCACCTCCTGCTTATAAAAATCGAATTCGTAATAAGAAGGAATAAATCCAAGCAAACTTTCAAACAATGTATTTTTTGTATATGTAAATTCGATATTTGCTTTTTGATAAAGCGAACGGTAATATTCAATCATCTCGCGGTAGTCGCTAGAATTTTCTTCAAAATATTTTCTTGAGATGACCGAGAGCAGAGACTCATAGCTCTTGTTTATATAAAACAGTCGTTCTATCAGCATGGAATCTTTCTCGTTTAATTTAACAGTCTTCTTCATATAGCCCCTTTCCTATGCGATAATTATCAAACTTCTTTTCAAGCTCAGGAAATTCATTTTCAAGGTCTCGCACCTTACTCATAAATTCAATAAAATAATGTACTCGAAAATTTTCTTCAAGTTCAAGTGAAGCCAAAACCGTGTTTGCTACGATATACATGGCCCACTTTTGCTCGTCACTTTCAAGTGGCACATTAAGAATTTTTTCTAGCTTGCTATCAGAGATTATATTGGTATTAGCAATATATTTTTGTGTATTGGGATATACACGGGCAGCGATAGCATAAGAATACAAAATCTTCTCAGAGGTAGTCAGAGAATAATCGCAGCTTTTTGATATAAGGTCAATAACAGACTTTACATAATTCAGCCACCGAGAAAAGGAGTTTTCCTCTAAGCTCGGATTCTGAAGACAAGACAAATATCCAATCCAAAATTGAAAGGTGAATTTTTGAGGGTTTGATTCGTAGGGGGCAGAGAACCCGCCTTCTGGAATCGACATCATTTGAAGAAAATCAAAAAGCACGAGATTCTTTCTATATTCGGAATCCGTGGAGGGGCATTTTATAAAAACAGTTTTATCTCTCTCCATTTTCCCTCCTTAATTGGATTTGACTCCACAACTTCCTTTGCACCATCCTTCGCAACCGCCAGAGCAACCAGAGCAACTGCCTTGACACATTCCGTCACAGCTTCCAGAGCATCCCTCACAGCTTCCGCTACACCCATCACAATCGCCTCTGCAACCACCGTCACAGTCTCCACTGCAAGTCCCAGAACAACTTCCACTACAACCAGAACATCCAGAATAACAAGCGGAAGAGCATAGTCCACTACAGCTTGATTTACACCCGGTCGAAGAATTGGTCGCCGATTTCGAAGAAAGATCGTTAACCTTGACCAAAAGATTCTTTAACGTAGTCGCATCAATCAATGATTCCCTTGCTGGAATAGTAGTAGTTCCGTCGATAGCATTCAGAGGAGTTGCTATTTTCTGAATATGCTCGTATGTGATAAATTTCCCATTCGCTGGAGTTTCAGAAAACTGCTATGTACTCCCGTTATATGCAGAAAGAGATCCGGTACTATTGGAATTAGAACGACGAGTAATCTCAGTATTGATGAGCTTTTTTAACGAAGTAAAGTCTTCTGGACTAATCAGTCCACCCTGTTCAGCCATAAAATCACCCCTTTACTCGCACACGAATGCGACGCTCACAGAATAAATCATCGCCCTCTACTGCGTAACCAACAACAATATCCGGCGAAACGATTTCTCCATCTTCAACAGCACGACCAATCCCAGGGACCTTAGAAGGGACAATCAAATCGCCGGTTTTGACTTTTCCGATTACCCGCACACGCACACGGCCAGCGAGAGATACCGGAATATACTTATCGATATTGTAGTCATCCAAAGAAGAACCGTTGTTTGGTAAATCTCCACCAATGAGCATTGCGTATTCATCCGTGTGAACACCAACCACTCGTTTAGAAGTGTCGTCCGCCCGAATGTATCGCTCTGTCTGGCTATTTGTATCAAGAGCAATAATATCGCCAGGCTGAGTCGCACCACCACGCGGGAACAGCTCTGCATAGTCATTATAAACAGCGCCATATGCTTTGCTAAAAACAGCCACACCAGAATTATTGACGTAATAATCATTAGAGCCGAAAAACAACGTACCACTCATAATTCCGCCAGAGAGGGGGAGGGCTCCAAGGCTGATGCAGGCTTTGATTGCTGTGTCACCACCCGTACCGCCATGTTCAATCGGAATAATACCAGACTGAATATCGGCAGCGTCATGTTTATGACTCTCGGTAGTTGTTCTTAGCTCTTCGACAGAAGCACGAATATCTGCATGAGAATGCCCATCTGTATTATGAGTTTGAATTGTTTCATCAATATAATTTCTGGCGTCAGCAATATCATCAGCATAATCTGTAAAGTCAGTGGGCAAGGTCCCTTTCAGTGTTTTTAAGTTTTCTACAATCCGCAGACTTTCATCGCGCTTCTGACTTGCAATGTCACTGCTCGCTTTAGCCGCAACCTCTGATTCTTTGGCTTTGGCGGCACTGTTCTGAGCAGCATTTGTAAATCTTTTAATATACGACTCTATCGTACTTGTGAACATTCGCTCTACAGCCATAATAGAATGCTTCAAGCGATTGATAGTATCGGCATTGATCAATGCATTTCGAAGACGAGGATTTGAATTCAGTACAGCTTGTGCGTTAGTGTAATTGCCATTTTCCATCGCAGCACGATACTGATTTGCTGCGCCGATCAAACTAGAAGAAATATCCTCAGAGTTCGTCCAATTATCACAGCTTGCTGGAAAGTTTGTGTATTCAAGGTCGGCATATTTCCCGTCTTCGTTTAAAATCCAATCACTCAAAATTTTCCCTCCAATCAATATTTGTTTTTGACAATATAAGGATAATAGGGCCAATAACGGCTCATAGTAACCGTCATAGTACCATCACCCAGCGAAATATCTATTTTCTTAATTAAAAAATCGACGGGCTGATTTCCGGTATTGATATATTTGGGGGTATACGAAATTTTCTGATTAACATCTAACCATGGAATCAGTACACATTCTACAGTTACGTTATCAGTCAAACGGCTAAGAGTCCAGTGTTTGTACTCAGCACAGTTCATGGCGGATTCATTAGTCGTATAATTTTCATAGTCTTCTCCGCTCAGAATTTCATTGCGCCGCCCAAGCTTTTCAATAGTAAACCGAGAACTATTTATCCAATTAACATCCGATGCGTTTGACAGGCAAACATATCGAATGTACTTGCAATTTTCAGCCTCTTTATCTTTTTCTTTCTCTTCATCAGTGGGTTCCTTATCAACAAGCTTGACCATAACATGGATTTGTTGTTCACCTTGATAATAAAAGTGCTTAGTATTAGAATCATATTTAACGACAATCATAGTGTCTTTAGGAATGGTTGTCCCATCAATCAAGACATCGTTTCCTTGATCGTCAACATTACGAGCATACAAATCGTATGTTCCGTAGCTCAATGATTTAGTAGTCGTTGTAAGATTCCCGTTTGAATCAGCAGACTGCACAGTTAAACGGAGTGAGACAAGAATTTTTACATTCTTCTTGAGGCCAGTTGTGGGAGTGGTAAAAGCGACTGTCAATTCAGAAGGAGAGTCCTCCATAGATGTAAAAGTTGCGTTTGCAGTAACTGTAGTCGTATCGCCACTAACAGAAAAAGTTGTTCTATCTTTCGCAGAAAAAGCGTCGTATTCAACTGACGCTCCCCACAGCTCGACACAATTACGAATCTGGGAATAATCGTATGTACAGTCTTCGGAAATGACGAGATCTTCAAAATCGGCAGCGCTCATAATTGTCAAGGCATCATATCCGGTAGGAATCTCAGAGCAGATAAATGTAGTCCCGTCAAAATACATCTCAAATGGATAATGCAAATCACGCAGTTCAGTAAGTATCTGCCAGATGGTCGCGCCAGTGTCATATTCAAGGTCATACGGGACACTCCGGTTCCAATATCCAACGACGCAATCCTCCATACCACTCAAACGAAATGTTTTTGCGATTGCGTTACCAATGTCTGAACCAACAGGTATTTTTGTTTTCTGACCTGTTAAAGTACCACCAAGCGTTCCATCGAGCTTTGCGACTAGGTCTACGCATGAAATACTAAGGATATGTTCAGTGCTGCTGTATTTGAAACCGTTCTGATTGAAAGCGTATACTCCTTGAGAATACCAGTACAATTTACTATTAACTGACTCCATACCGATATAAAGCCTTACATATTTATTGGCCTATTCATCTCCAAACATAGAAGAAATGTCTTTATTTCCCTCCAAATATATAGAAGCAGAAAAGGTCCGTCGAATATCTGCGTCTGAATCGATAGAAATAGAACCGTCAACAGTTAAACCTTCAAGTGAATTTAGAAGATTCATATCAGTGTCGAGTAATTCTATCTTACAATAGAGATGTTTAACACGTGTTTTAAGCAATGTAAGCTCTGCTTGTGAAGGAGCATAGTTTTTCATGGCACACCTCCATCTATCGTTATGATATCGTAACAACTACAGAACATGTGGCAATCAGATTGTCCATAGTCGCAGTAATTGTTGTAGACCCAGGAGAAACTCCTTCAACCACGCCTTTATCAGTGACAGTCGCAATTTTCGTATCCGCGCTCTTCCATATGACAACATTCTGAGAAGCACCTGATGGATAAGTTGTATACTCTAACTTGTGATTGTTGCCAACGCTGAGCGTAAATTTGCTCTCAGTTAGACTAAAGCTTTGAGCAATAATGCGAACTCGGGTTGCAGATGCGATAATTGTGACATTGCCATAAACAGAAGGAATATTGATTTCGTGACTTACTTTACCGGTGGATTCATCAATACGCTTAATATAAGTCGTGTTTGTGACGTTTAAGCCGCCCATAAAAACGACAACGCCACTGATTTCGTAATCTTCAACAGAAGAAAGAGTGGCGGTATATGGTTTGCCTTCGGAGATGGTAGTATCCGTGTTGTCTGAATCGACATAGTAGAAATTGTTCGTGATATTGTAGGTTTCTTCTCCGGTTCTACGTGTCCTCACGTTCACAAAACCATTATTCAGCATATCGTTGTCATCGTTAACGCTTCCAACCTCCGTAAAGTCAAAGCTTAAAGTAACCTTGTCAGGATGTTCAGAATTCGAAGATTTGACGTTGCCATCAATAGCAACCATCCAGATGCGGCCATCTTCAATTTTCAAAATTTTAGCACCGCCATTCGTGAGCCAATCAACCATATCTTCACGATACCAATGACTATGCGCCACATCGAAAGTATCATTTTTTAGATACCGAATAGCTGTACCAGAAAAAGAGCCTGAAGTGTAGTTTGATTTGCCTCCGAAAAATACAAATGGATATTTACGATTTAAGGTTGTCACAACAGATGATTGACGATTTCGATCGGTTTCAGTGATTGAAGGGTCGAGCAAAATATGATAACTTACAGTTCCATCTGTGATGATAGCTCCATAAAATTTACTTTGAACAGTTGTCTTAATATATGGAAGCTCTGTTCCGTCACTAAGAACGGGGACTAAAGCGTACTCGTACTCCGTTTCTCGTCCACGTGCAAAATAATCGTTGTAAACAAAATTGATGTTTCCATGTCCGGCAAGCTGCTCATAAAGCAAGACCCACGGTTTTTGATCTGCCCCGATTTCGCGGCGCTTCAACTTGATTTCGTGCAGATCCGAGCCATATTCAAAGTTGGAGCCACCAAGAGTTTTTTGATTAAAATCAGCAAAAAGCAGAGTATCTTCCGTCCATTTCATACCTGAATCATAAAAGGTAGAGAACTCGTCAGGAGCCCCTGAAAGATAGACACCGTCGTAAATTCCATTTTGAATCACAAACCCCGCCAGAGAAGGGTTCCCAGCACAAGGGGAGGCGTCAGAGCCAGTTCCGAACAAATCATATCCCAGAAAGTTCATTCTTCCACCTCCCTAATCGTAATATCATAAGCGTTATCTTTATGCTGCAGACAAATCAGTACGTCCATACTAGTTCGCTTTATGTAGTTGCTGTCAATAAAATAAACGTCGGAATATGCAAAACCGCCATCCTCACGAATGATTTTTAGCATAGCATAAAAATATTCGGACTGGTTGGCGGGAAGATAGCTTTCGTAAGGAAGTTTAGAAAAAGCTCGAATATTAGTGGAAATAACGCCTCTATATATCATTCCATCCTGATCGAACGAGAATTCTACGATATTTTTTCGGACAACAGGACGAACTTTGAACGCCATCGCATAGTCTTTGACATTATAGAACTCCATTTGATACGGAATATCGAACGTGACTTTTTCACCATGAGTCAAATCCACAGCATAACCACCAGATGATGTTACATAAGAAATCTGGTCTTTTGTTATTCCAGAAATATCAGCAAGATGGCTTGAAATAGCAACATATCCGTCACTTAATTTATTCTTACACTGTAAAAAAGTGCCTCCTTCTGCGCTCGCATAATATTTTGTTTCAAACTGAATAAAGCCAGTGTCCAAAGAATAACCATTACGAGTTGTGCCAGTTCCGCGAATATAAAACACAGTTCGATTATCCAAACCGTTCACTGTAAAAGACGTTCCTACAGCTCCATAGAATACTGCAGATTCTTTAATCGGATTTTTACTTTCATCGTATAAATGATACTGGTAGGTACTTAATGTTTCGCCCTGTACAGTTACATACTGATACGCTAACAGAAACAAAATTGAGGAAGTAGGGATAATATTTTCCGTATCAGAAGAAAGCCCGTCGAAGCTCAATATTGGTTTTTCTTTGCACCAAAGAGGAATAGGATCACTGAAATCACCATATTCGTCTTCGCCAGAAAGTCTGACCTTGACGCGGATGGTATAGTTACGAGACTGATTGTCGAGCCAATCTGACGAAGTGATTCTATAACTATAACCAAGATTAGCAGTGAAACCGGTCACAGCGTTTGTAACACTTCCGAGCAACTTGTTGGTCATGCTGTCATACACTTCATAGCAATACGTGGTCGTTGCCTTTTCCAGCGCGGCAGTCTTCTCTTTTACATTGTCTTTGTCATCCCAAATCTTTCCCTGAACATCATGCATGGCCCAGCCGACAAACGTGCTTGTTTTACCATAAGTTTTCTTTAGTTCGGCCTCGCTCCAACCAGCGATAGCGCTGACATCACAGGCAGACAAAGGAGCACCATCAAAAGTGCCTCCTTCAACCGCAGCAATCATTTTTTTGACAGTGATGGCATTTCCACCAACCGTCTCTGAAATTCCTTCCGCATCAACGGACAAAATATTTGCGGCCACAAGGCCATTGGTCATAGCAGTTGCTTTCGTTTTGACATCAGATAAATATTTTGAAATTTCAGATCGAGTTAGCGGGATAAGTTCGCTATTGTCAGTCTGGAACAGAGGAGTATATGCCACCTGTAGACTGCCCATTTTGTCGTCACACCCGAGAACAGTGGAATAGTCGCCCTCAGAAATGATGGTTTCGTTCGCATTTATCTCGTTCACGAAGGTCTGATACTTCGCAATATTTTCAGCTGTCCATACAATTCGAGCACGATTGAGATTGTCAATATTCCCATAGGTCTCGACACCACGGCTTTTAATAGCAGCGATGGTAGTCTTCTGCTTCTCAATGGCCTGATCGTATGCTTTTTGAGCATTACTATGTAATGTACCGTCATAGGTGGTTGCCACCTTAAAATATGCGGTAGTCCCTTCGTTTGCATCAAAAACAGAAATAGGGGACAGTATAGGTTTCGCCAAGGTAGAATCACCTCCTAAAATTAAAAAGCCGCACTTGCAGGGTTATCCGTCATTGGCGGAACTGCCTGCATTTTGCGCGGCTTAGAGTTTATGAAGAATCAGCGTATTGTAGTTGCTTTGAGCAGCAGTCACCGCGACCCGCTCTCCGATATTGAAGAACTGACTGGATTTAATCGTGTATTCCTGTCCAGCAGAAGTCACGATGTATTTCCCGTTGCTGGTTCCTGTTACAACACCAAAGAAGGTCTTGTCAAACGAAGCATCCTCAACAACACGTCTGGCAGTATCGCAAATCATCTTCGCGAGTTCACTGACAGCTTTTCTTGAATCAGTCACTTAACACACCTCCTTATCGTTTACTACATTCCTGATAAATTGCATTAGGCAGACCCTGAACGATTTCACGAGCCAGACCATCAACGTCGCCAATCGGCTTCTGAACATAGATGTCGCCAATGCTGATAGACGGAGCCTGGCTGCGATTCTGAACATTTGCGGTAAGACCACCGTTTTTTGCGAGCTGCTTCTGGAACCATGCATCAGGATTGCCGCCCAAATCAAAGAGCTTAGATGTGATATCAGCAGGAACAACACCGTCACCAGTCTCAAGATAGGTATAGCGCCCAGCTTCAGGCTGACGGACGATAAGTTCCTGACCCTTCTCATCAACATTATAAGTACCAGACTTGTTAATGCTGCGAGAGCCGGTAGCTTTCTTGCCTGTGATTTTATCGACTTTATCTTTGACCCAATTCTTTGCCGAATTAGTCTTCTCAGAGACGGCCTCTTTGATATTGTTGTAAGTCTCTTTCACCTTATCAACAACTTTTTCAGCAGTCTCTTTCGGGTGAGTGACTGCGTTCTTTACATTAGACGCAACCTCCTTACCCTTGCTATAGGCATCTTTTGCAACAGAAGCAATCTCCTGAGCTGCCTCTTTCGGATGAGTGACCGCCCAAGTGACTTTTTTGCCTGTCTTGACTGCACTTTCAACTGCCGAAGCAATCAGTTCTGTCGGATGAGTGAGCAGGTGCAATGCCTTTTGAACCATGTTCGGATCATTGGATTCATTGTATTTTGTCAGCTTATCCACAGTAGAACCAAGAGAGTGCTTATTCAGCCATGTACCAAGCTTACTGTTGGAGAACTTCTCGAAGAGCCCTTGGATAGTCTCCTTGACCTTGCTAAAGCTAAACGATGCAGAAGGTCCAATATTGGCATCCATCGAATTGCCATAATAGCCGCCACCGCCAGACAAACCAGAAGCCGGAGTGGTATTCATGGTGTTCTCAACTTTTGGTAGCCAGTTTGACAGGATGTCGCTAATATTTGACGTATCTGCATTGTAATCTGCAAAAATGGTCTCAAACAGCTTATTGATTGCAGTAGAAGCGTCCGTAGACATGTCGGGAGACAGGGAATAGAGGTTGTCCCATCCATTCTTATACACACTGCCCATGCGCTGGAACATCTCAGCACAAATAGTCTTGATTTGGTCGTCGGTTAGATTCTTATTGCCAAGGGCAGAATCCATCGAATTAGAAATCATGCTATTCATGCGGTCAAAGATGGTGCTACCGATGGTGTCAATCTGCTCTTCAGACAGTCCGGCATTTTTGCCGAGCCGCTTCCACACTGTATCAAACTTATCACGCAGACGCTTCATCTGGTTGTTCGCTAGACTCTTCGTAATAGATATCAGGTCACCCTTGGTTTTGGCATTCTTCAGGTCGTCAATAGGCAGAGAACCGACCGAGTTGCCAGATTCTTTCATAGCCTCAGAGAGCCATTTCTTTGGATCTTTGCCGATTTCCATCAGGTTCTCTGTAGTGTCAGCCGGAATAACGCCATCGCCCTTTTCGAGATAAGTCATTCGACCCTTTGCGGGGTTACGAACAATTATCTCTTCGCCCTCTTCGTCAACATTGTACGGAGCTGCTTGGTCGATATGCTTGTCACCCTTAGCACGGCCCCAGTTCCAAGGCCAGATTTTCCAAGAACCGATGCCCTTCTTTTTAGAGCCGCTATCGCTTGAACTCTTACCCCAGTTCCACGGCATAAGTTTGCTGATAAAGCTACCGACGCCCTTTACAGCCTTAGTGATAGTTGAGCCGATACCCTTTACCACATTCGCGATACTAGAGCCGATTCGCTTAATGCCAGTGGTGAGACTTCCGCCACCGATCGCGCCGACAGCGAGCGTACCACCAAGCAGAATCGTACCGATGACAGGAATATGACTGACCGCAGCCGCGATAGTTCCGGCAACACCCGTGCCGCCTGCAGTGCCAATAACAGTGCTGACAGTCGTACCAATTCCTTTGAAAATACCAGCAATGCCAGAGAATAGCTTGGTTCCACCCAATGTAGTACCAATGTTACCGAAAATTGAGCCAAGCCCGCCAACCGCTTTTTGGGCAATAGATGCGACTCCACTAAACCCTTTTTGGAAGATAGACTTCAATCCGCCATTGCCGGAGAAAATCCCCTGCGCAGATTTAGCTATAGACGGTTTTGCGGCATCCAGTCCAGTAGTGATTCCATCACCGACGCCAGACTTTATGACTGGAGCAATATCAGCTGTAAGTTTACTACTAGCACTGCCATCGCCGATTCCAAGGATACTCTTTCCTGCATCCGAGAGGCGACCCAAGAATCCCTTGCCGGAGCTCTTATTGCCGAAGGAGCTAAACATGTTCTTGATTCGGTTGAATAGACCGGTAATGCCACCACTCTGAGTAGTCCCAGTACTTAAACTACTTAAAACATCGTTCAGCTTAACCAGAGTATTAACCAAATTGGTCAGATTGGTGACGACATTGTTGACATTAGTTGCGCCCTGAATCGCCTTCATGTTGGCGATGACATTATCTTTGTAACCATCAAGACCGGCGGTCATCTGGTCAAATGTCATGCCCTGGATCTTCGCGGCATATTCCTGTTTCTTCTGATAGTCTTCGTAGCTAGAGCCAATCAGGTTAATCAGTTCAGTGTACTTATCCTTCAGCTTGTTCAGTTTATCAATCTCGTCATTCAAAGCGTTCTCACGCTGTTTAGAATTGAGATTATCGCGGGCTTCCTTAATAGCAGACTCATCAGCCTGCCACTCATAACCATTGGAGGTGTAGACACGGACGGTTTTCTGAGTCTCGGCTTTTTCAAGCTCGGCTTGCAATTTTGCTAGTTCGATAGCTTTCTCTTGCTCGTCGTTTGCGTCCTGAAGAGCTTCGATTCGTTTATCAATCTCTTCAGTCATGGCATCGCCATAAATCTTGAGGTCGTTGGAATTTTTGTCGTTGAACTTATTGAAAACATCAAGCAGGGAAGAGAAGAGGTCTTTTAGATTGGAGAAGATTGTCTGAAGCTCTTTTGCCTCAGCGTCCATACCCTTCATGTGGTTAGTTACATCCCAAGTTCCATCAGCTACTTTCTGAAGAATCTCAGCGTAACGTTTACCGATTTCTGTTCCCTCGTAATCAGCAGCAAGTTTTTGTAACTGCTCAACGTAAAGAGCACGAAAAGCCTCTTTATTAAAAACAAGCTTATCTCCCTGAAGATCTAGACAAACGGTGTACTTTACATCAAGACCCATCAGCTTCTGAATACTGTCTTGACTTAAATCACCATAAGCATTGTACTCATTTACAATATCGGATAGATCATTAAACGCACTCTGAAAATTATCCATCCGATTGTTGATGTTTTCCAGAGTGGAACCTATACCATTGATATATTCTTCGATACTGATAACATTATTTTTAATCTTATCTTCAGCATCTCTAAAGCCTTGAGCGAGGTATTTACCGGCCACTCCACCAGTCTCTTCACAAGCAGTGGCCATACCATCAAGCTTTTCGAGGAACATCTGCTTAAAGGCATCGCTGTTATAATCGATTTCACCATTCTCTGGATTTAGTGCTCCAGCAAATCGCTCGTCTGTAAATAGGTCTGTGTTATCGTACAAGTCCCGAATTGCCTGATATTTTTTGTCCACATCATCCGCATCAAGAGCACCAAAAGGATTTTCAATCTTATTCTTACTAACCTCTGACAGCCCAGAAAATGCGGATTTTATGGCGTCTGTCTTTTCCTTGGCCTCGTCCATCGCAGTGCCGTAGCCCTTGATGGCGTCAGTCAACTGCTCGAAAGAGATGGCTGTTGTGTCTACATTCTGATCAAGATAGTTCAGAATTTTATTCATCTCATCAGCTGATTTTCCGCCATCTTTTGCGGCATTCGCTTCCTTGAGTTGTTCCTTCACAAACTTACGGAACTGCTCTACATTGATTTGGAGCTTATCGCCCTGCTTTGTCAGACAGGCCGTGAACTTATCATCCAGACCAACCAAAGTCTTTGCTGTGTCAGCACACAGATATCCGTACTGGTTGTACTCCTTCATGGCCTTATTCAAGGTATCGAAGGCAGAAGCTACATCAGTAACAGACTTGGTAGTATTCTTATTCCGGTTTTTGGTTTCCTTATCAAAACCATTCATGTGTTGACGGAACTTATCCGAATTGCCCATGATTTGGTTAACAGTTGCGTCCAAAATATCTAAACCAGAAGCAAGGCCAGCATAGACTTCCTTAGTCCTTTCTGGGTCAACAGACCATGCTGCATCTCCATTTGCCAAGAACTCTTGTGCTGCAGCGGCTGTCATAGATGCTTTTGCAAACTCGCCAAGGGCAGGGCAGACCCGTTCAGTCAAAGCTGTTGCTTGGTCTTCTGTTGCCTTGGTTGCATCCTCGACTGCATCCTTCTTTTCGCCCTGAGCAATCTTTGCAAGCTCTGCATTTGCTTTCTCAACAAGAGCCATGGCCGCAGACTGATACTGAGCGGCAATCATACCCTGATACTTCTCGGTATTCACCTGAAGCTGACCATCAACGAGTTCGAGACAACTCAGATACTCGAAGTCTTCATTAAGAAGAGTTTGGAGTGTGTCCGCACTCAGATAGCCATATTTATTGTACTCCTCAATAGCGGTTGTCGCATTCTTATAAGCAGTCTGAATCTCATCAATCTTAGAGGAAATATCCTCCATCTTCTGGGAAGCTTGTGCTACCGCATCAACATCATTTGCTGAAGATTGAGCTACGATACCAACTTGAACAAGTGCCTGAATAAACGCATTCACGCCGTTTGTATCAGCGGAGAAGTCCATGTCGGTTAGAGCCTTACGAAGATTTGCGAGAGCTTGAGCTTGCTCATCAGACAATCCTTCGTTTTTGCCCCACAAGAGCTCGTTTAACTTACTTGCATCAAATCCATCAATCGTATTTTCCAGAGTTTGAACAGCAGAATTTACCTTATCAAAAGTAAAACTGACATCCATACTGTTATTATTGTCATTCTGCCAAAAATCAACAGCTTGAAGTTTTCTACGAGCATTTGTATTGTTGTTGATAGCATCCGTTGAGTCGTTGTAAGAATCTACATCGTCACGTAAAGCAGATTGTTCATCAAGCAAGAACTGATACAGACTATGATACGTTCCACCTGCAGCTCGTTCAGCCTCAGTTGTATTGTCAATGACATATTTTAATGCTTTGCCAACCTCGTTGTAATAGTCAACAATAGAATCCGCATCATTTAACTTGTCAGGTCCATAACCACCGAACTTATTGAAGACATCAATGCCAGCATTTTTAATCTGGTCACCCATATCCATTTCAGGAGCCGACCAAACAGTAAGATAATGCGTCCGATTATTCTTCTTGGCTGTATCAACAAGCTTGTCGCCTTGGGCATCTTTGTTCTGTGTCAACTCATAACGAGATGCCTCCAACTGCTCCGCTGTAATATCCTGAAGTAAACCAAGCTGCTCTTCATACTTGCCGTTTTGAAGGTCAAGTTTACCAAGTTTGTCCTCATCCAGAGTTCCTTGCTCCTTGGCAATATCAAGAATCTCTGCCTGAATGTCTTTTGCTTGGTCAAAGTCCTCGGTATCCCAACCAGACTTGTCGCCAAGTTCTTCATAAGCACTGACCAAATCCTTTAAAGAGGAAGTGGTGCTCTGCGCAGCATCGGCGGCTTCCTTAGATTTCGTGGCCGCAGTGTCAATACGCTGAGAATATTCAACAAATTTCTTTGTTATCCACGACAATGCAAAACCAATGCCAGCGCTTAATGCAGCATTAAGTAAAATAGCTCGTGCCCGAAGCAACAACATACTGAGTGACAACTTGTTTGTTGCACCCTCGGCTCCCTCTGCTTGAACTTTACTTTGGATTAAAGCTGTGGTAAGATTACTAAGAGAAGGCCTTGCTCCGTTTGCCGCTTCTTTACACTGATTGTAAACTGCAACTAAACGCAAAAATTTCTTGATTATTGTGTCCCAAATGCTAGATGTCGTATCTGTTCCATTAGTAGAAAAGAAAGTTAATACCAATCTACTTTTATGAGGAGAGAGTTATGAAAAAGATAGGATACTGTCATTGGTGTAACAAATATGCCGATTTAAATTATGGCTTTTGCCCGTTTTGCTCAAGTCAACTGATATCAATCAGTACATGGAATAAAATGACCAACAAAGAAAGAGAAGATTGGTTAAATAGAAATCCTAGACACAACCCTCCTAAAAAAATGTGGGGTGTTAATCTTGACTCCGCAGAAAAGGAAAACAAGCAAGCCCGTGCTCAACTTGAAGAGGAAGCTCGTCTCGCTCAGTATAAACCAACCTGCCCCGTATGCCATTGCCCCGATTTGGAGAAAATCTCTGGCTTCGACAAGACCGTGGACATAGCGGTTTGGGGCGTATGGTCGAGAAAGGCACATAAGCAATTTAGATGTAAAGCATGTGGATATGAGTTTTAAAGGAGAATAAAAATGCTTCAAAGAACAACAAACGGTGTCCCTCAAAAAGATTTTTGTCTTCATTCTCCTGCAAGTGTAGAATTCAACGGAAAGGAAGTCCGTGGATTAACAGCTTATTGGGATACTGGAAGCTCCGTATGCTGCATTGCAAGAGAAATTGCCAACAAACTTGGTTTACCCATCATGCCAACCCAACAAGAAATTAGGTCAATCACAGACTCTAAGATGGCTGACGTTACCGTCTGCACATTAAAAATTGGCTATGGCGATGACATAATTCTTCCCGATACATTGTTTTGCGTTATGGACCCGGAAGATTTTGAATATGAACTTCTTATCGGACAAGATATTATAGGATATGGAGAACTACATACCAAATACAATCCAGCAATGGAACGAATTAGGCTTGAGTTTGAGATTGACCCTTCTGTGATTCCAGACCCTGAGATTTAAGTATAGCCTTCCATTGTGAAAAAATTCGTTTCCGTTCTTTCTGAGTAAACGGAGGCATCTTCCGTACTCTTACGGAAACAATGTTAAAATCGTTCATTCAAACACCTCCGATACAAAAGAGAGATGAAATCTATGGAAAAATATGTACGGTACTGTCCATTTTGCGATAAATACTATTCAAGATGGGATTTACTGTGTGCTTTTTGTATTCGAGACAATATTTTGCTTATAGAATGGAACGAAATGACAAAAAAACAAAAAGAAGAATGGAAAAATAAAACTAAGCCAAGGAGAAGTATTTCTGAAATAAATCCAGATACTCTCAAAAAACTTCAAAAGGATGCAGAAGCTTTCGACACCCAATATAGAGCAGAACTAGAAGAAAAGGAACATCCTAAATACACCCCGAAATGCCCTGTCTGCGGTTGTCCTCATCTTGACAAAATAGGTGCAGGTTCCAAACTCATTGACGTGGCAGTGTGGGGATTTGCTAGTAAGAAACCGGGAAAGCAGTTTAAATGTAAAGCATGTGGATATGAGTTTTGACGTCCTCTACCAAATGTGACCTCCTATTCTCTTTGCTTTTTGTCTTTTTATGATAGACTTGAATGAAGACTGAAGAAAGGAGGGAGCTATAATGACCAGAGAAGAGTTCAATAAGATTCTTTCTGAAGTACGTGAAAAAGAAATTGCCAAAGTTTGCGAGAGCTTTAAGGACACTAGCGGCATGAGCCAAGAAAATTTTTTGGTTAAAGTCATGGCAAGTTCTATTACTGCTTCAGAAAGTATTGTTTTATCCGCTCTCGAAAAAGCTGGCGTACTTAAATACGACGACTAAGCAAAGAAACTTCTTGAGGCAATCCTCTGACAAGCTCTTTAGCGAGTGACTGGATATCGCCAACGGGTTCTCGCTGCCCTTTGAGATAGTCAAGAAGGGTGGCGAGTTCTTTTACGTCAATTTCAATTTTCAATTTAATCACCTCGATTATAAAATACAAAGCTGATCGATGTAGCAATATGGGGCTGGGCGAGCAGAAAGCCCGGCAAACAATTCAAGTGTAAGAATTGTGGGTATGAGTGGTGAGTTGGAACTAACTTAAATGGCATAAATAAAACACCCGGAACCTCGTCAGTTCTAGGTGTTTTGCACTTGGATATAATAAAAAGCTCCTCGCCAGAACGGTAAGGAGCTGATTTTTTACAAAAACGGGTTATCTTAGCCACTTACTTATCATACCTTCTGCATCTGCGTTAGGCGCAACAAAATGGCCACTGGAGTCCACCAGCGCCTCGTGACTACAATCCCGTCTAATATATTATATCAAATCTATAGAAAATGTCAACACCTATTTCTAAAAGGTCAAGAAAGAATTTTAAAACCATATTTCATCTTTTCTGCGCCATTTTTCCCACAATACAATTTTGATCTAATGTTTTCAGATAAACTTTGATTTTTGGGTTTGAGGTTAGCAGCATACCTTGCTAATGTGTTAGGGATAAAATCTGCCAGTTGCAGTCCTGCGTAATTGTCGGATTTTTGTACAAACTTTATCTCACGCAAGTGATTCTGAATCGTGGCAGGAGAGTAGTACATCGTTCCAAGAGCTTTCAATTCATACATTCTTTGTTGAATTTTCATGTTTTGCTCTGGTTGCATAGCCTCATAACAGATATCACCAGTTGACTTTGTATCACTAAGGAACTGACAATAATGTTCAATCATTAGCTGAATCGCAATCGTGAACTGATTGTTCAAATGTTGCTCACCGTAACTGTCAAATAAAGCTTTCTTGTCGAGACAAACGCCTAATGTTACTACTGGAGACAGCCTGAATATTTTTGACATCTCATTGTAAAGAGTCAAAACGTTTCTCTTCTTTGTAAAAATTTTGTTATACGATGGAATTTCATTAAGACGATGACGATTCGACCACGAAGAAGCGAAACTAACATCTTTTTCGTGAAGTATATAAGATGATACATTTGCATCCTCGACCCATAATAACTTTTTAATATCCATCAGTGATTGCTCAATCGCAGTATAATCTTCATTCTTTATGATAAGACCACCGATTACAAAATATCGTTGTTCATCTGACTTCTTTGTTTCGCTCTCATCCATATACATCGTATATGTAGACACAAGCATCACACCTTTACATTTTTCTATAAGTCTACCACATACGACATTATTTATCAAGAGAATTTAAAACACCCGGCCTCCCAGCAGTAGGGAAGTCGGGCTTGTTTTATGATGATACCTTATTTCAGCAGTTCTGCAATATCTTCAGCAGTCATACCGTTAGCCAGTGCATTGGCAACAATATCTTCTGCCTTTTTGCGATTCAGCTCTGCCGCAATCTTTTCATCGGCGTCAGCCTTTTTCTTTTCGAGCTTTGTGATCTCTTTATTGAGTTTCTTCAGCTCTGCTTCTTTTGCTTTTCTTTCAGTATTCAGCGCGGCAATGTTCGTGCCGAGTACTGCGATTTCTTCAGCGAGAGATTCTGCGGCAGTATTTTTCTCAGCGATCTGTGCTGCGTAATCAACACCATCGAGAACCTTTGCTTTATTCTTGCTTCCTTTGGGTCTAGCCATAATAAAATACCTCCGTATATTTTGGATACGCGATTGTACTTTTATTATAGCCAGAAAATCTCAGGAAAGCAACCTCTTTTTATGTATTATAAATTACATTATAGTGATATTGACAGGATATGACAGACGGGTGTATAATAATGGGGCAACCAAGAGTTCACGTTGAACTTGCCAATCATAGACGTAAAGAATAGGCGGTCACCCTCCCAGTAGCCGGAAGGAGAAAAGGAGCGTGTATTTCTCTAACTGCCTTCCGGCAATCTTGTCGGAAGGAGGATGTGTAATGGATTTTGGATTCATTTACAACTCACTGATACAAACTGTTGGCGTTATCGCCGCAGTCATCGGTGCTGTTTACACTGTCCGTTGCTATAACGATAGTCATGGCAATAAGTAAAAGAGCCGCCTATAGCCACTAGGCAGCTCTTCATGATTGGGATTAAGATTGTCCAAGTCTTGATTCCATGTTTGATTATCTACCGAGGGTTCCGTCTATTGAACTCTTGGTTGCTTTTATTATACACATTTTGAAGTACACTGTCAACGAACAATAGTGTACTTTTTCAATTTTGTTCAAAATTGTTCAAAGTTCATTGAATTTTTAGTTCTCTTATTTATTTCACGCCAGAGAACAGCGTGTCTCCTCATTCCACCTACTTCTTTAAGTCGTCTGAATACGTCTGAGGTGGACTTCTGAACTTTCGTCCAGAACTGACTATCCTTCCAGTGGTTGCTCACTGACCCTTTTTAGTCGATGAACCTTCCGCTCTCCTACATTATATAATAGGGGAGTGGATCGGCTGCTGACCGCCCATTGTAAATACTACTTAGCACTCAATTGTTACCATATTTTAACAATACGATAAAACCGAGCTTTTATCTCAGCATATAGCATCCATATCCTTATTTCTATCTTTCGATTCCTACATTATACAAATATAGGCGATATGGCTCTTAGGGTTTCCCAGCACTCTAGGGGCTATTTTATTTTTACATGGTGCCGCATCCTATATTTTTATACACAACAAATATAAAAGGGCATATTAACTTTACCCGCACCATTTTTGAGCTTTCCGCTCATCTGCATTAAGGACAACACGCCAGAGATGGCAGCTGTCAGAGTCGGTAATGCGCCTGCGGCTTTAACTGCACCATCAGCGAGATCAACTGCGCCGGTAGCGAAATCAACAAAGAATTTGATTAAAGAACTATCAAGCAGGTCTTTACTGAACTGTTGGAATGCACTGTCGAGTTGGTTCAACTTACCAGTAATACTGGTAAGATAGACTTCATTTTCTTTTGCTGCAGAACCAGCACTGTTGGCAGCATCTTCCATTGATTTTTCTGCAATTTGGAATTGGGACAATACGGCGGAAACACTGTTTGCATTGCGCTTGCCGCCAAGAAGCTCCGTAACATTTGCACGATCAACATCAGTCAGCTTGCCCCAGACTTTAGAAATCTCCATCAAAATGTCGTAGGTACTCTTGAATTGAGTTCCAGCGGCATCTGCCATGATATCAACACCAGTAAGCTTCTTTAATTCGCTACGAAGCTCGGAAACAGAATTCGCACACCCGTCTGTAGATTCTCCCATTGCGGTCAAATCTGTCTTAGCAGCTCTTAGATACATACTGACAGTCTTTAATGTTTGGCCAGTGGACTCCGCATTTTGGGTAACAGAGTTCATAGCCACACCAAGCGCAACTGCCTGATCAAGATCATTTCCGGCCTCATGTAGGGCTGCGCCGCTACGAGTTAATATTTCAAGGATATCTTCGGCACTCGCAGGTTCGTTGTTCGCAACTTCATTAACAAGGTCAACTACCTTTTGAGCATCCTCCGCAACAAGGTCGAAACCTTTCAAAACAGAAGTCATGTAAGACGATGCATCAGTAACACTTTCAATACCATCGCCAACATTCTTCAATAGAGTGCTTACACGTGCAAGTTCCTCTGCATCAGGCATATTATATCCAAGACGAGACCAGTCGGCTGTTGCACTAATATAATCAGAAACAGATGCACCCAAATCACGAGCGGTTTTTGCCGCACGATCAGAGAACTGCGAGTACGCATTTTCACTTTCGTTTGTGACCTTGCGTAACTCTACCATAGCATCGTCTATCTCTACGACATTATCATAAACCTCTCGCAGACCTTGTTTGACCATTGCAACGCCAGCCATAGCGATGGCGGTCTGGAAATGTTCCTTGAACAGACGAGATAGTTTTTGACCAAGCGTTTCAGCGGCTATACCAGCATTCTCCATGTCGATTTTCAGTTCTGCAAACTCATTGTTCAGAACATTAAACGGCTTAGATTGTGCTTCTGCTGCATCTCGAATATCATATAGACGTTTCTTTAAGTCTTGCCTCTTATCAAGATTATTTAGAGTCTCTTCGTACTTATTTATAGTTGTAACAAGGTTGCGAAGATTCGTTGACTCATTTGTTGTACTCGTGCTTTCTTGAAATCTTTTCTTATACTCTGTCAGTTTTTGAGAAACATTCCCAAGCTCATTCTCAAGTGCCTGCAACTGTTTAATAAATTCTGTTGGATTGTTTTGAACCGCTTTTAAATTTTTGAGACTAACATCAAGGTCATGCAACGCACCGGAGTCTGCATTCTTTGTTGTATCGCCAAAAGCATATTTTTTTAACTCTTTGTTTTTGGCAACATCAGAACCCATTGCAACATTACGCAGTCCTTGAATCGAATCGGCTACATCTTCTATTTTCTTTTGCCGTGCAGTTGCGGACACGCTTAGATTTCCCTCGGCTTTAATGGCCTCGTTAATCTGGATATTTACTTTCTCCCAATCTACAAGAATTTTACCAAGTGTCTCAGCATACTCTTTAGACTGTGGATTTAATTTATCAAGATTTCTAAAACGAGCTTCAAAACTTCCGTCTTTGTCATTGCCATAACCAGAAATCTGCCTATCAAAACTACTAATACCATGAGCCTTTAACTTCGTTTGCTGTTTATGAATATTATCAAGAGTAGAAGTAGCTTGCCGTTCAAGCTTTTGATATTCTTTTGTGTAATCAGAAACCTGTTCTTTTGCGATATTGAAGCTTGTCTTTAGGCCGTTTACACCAGACGCATATCCTTTTGAAGTATGGTCTTTATCAAGAGCATTGATTTGGTCTACTATGTTCTGAAGATTGGAACTTAATTTTTTTGCTTCTTCCGTAGTTCCTTTAATTGAACTCTTCCATTCGATAGTTTTGGCTTTTGCTTGCTCAACAAATTTTTCTAACTGTTTAATCTCTGAAGCACCAGTAGTATCAGTCTTCGTAGAACCAGACTTTCCGGTATCAACCTTAACTGTCTGCTTTGCCGCAGATTGCATAGCTTTTTTAAGCTGTGCGGTTACTTTGCTCTGGTCGATCTTAACATCAAGTGTGACCTTTGGAGTTTTTAGTTTTCCACTCTTGACTACCTTATCAAGCGCATCATTTATATTACGGATAGTGTCGTTTTGATTTACTCCAAAAGCAATTTTTACTGGTTTTTCTTTATAATGCTCCTTAACAGAATTAAATTGCTGGTCTAATTCTTTTTTATTTGTGTCAATAACAACCTTGACCTTAATGGCTGTTACGGCAGAAGACTCTGTGCCAGTATTTTCTTTTTCATCCATACTGTTGGTCACCTCTCTTTTCCATTTTCAACAATTCCTTTCAAAATAAAAAAGAGAAGCGGCCAGCTTCTTCAAGCCAGCCTCCTCTCATTCAAATTTTCCAAATAAATTGTGTGATTACAATTCACGTAATGCGGTTCTTACGAGCATAGCTGCTTCAACTTGGACTTTTGAAATAAATGGACGCGCAGGACGCTTTGGTTTATTTTCCTTCGGTCGCCCCATTCGATTCCACTCTGCAATATCCATCCATAAGCCATGCTCAATCCAATTAGCAAACATTGTTCCTTCTAAGGCTGCATTATCTCCTTCTCGGAATGGCGTTTTGCACCATGATGCTTGCGGTCTTGCAATATCCTTTACCGTCATGGTTACAACATTATCGTCAGTAGTAACGCTACTTACGATATTTTTTTTGCCTTCGATTCCGTCAGATCGTCCACTCTTCGAGTGTACGTTTTCTACAATGCTCGCTTGTAGTCTCGTTTCAATTTCCGGCGCAACACCCTCAAGGATATCTTGAACGCTGCTAACCACACCGGCCAGTAAATCATCAAAGTTTGTATACGAAGAAGCAAGACTTCCCATTCACTCCACCTCAAATCTCAAATCGATCCTTTGCAGACTGAATCTTTGTCGTATCCTTTTTGATGTAATACTTGTTGGTCACATCCGTGCCAGCATGGTTGAGCAGGGAAGAGACATCTTCCAGACTCATGCCCGCGTTCTTCAGCAGGGTAGCACCACTATGCCGGAAGTCATGCGGGTGCAGCGTGGGCTCATCAATCATCTCACCAATTTTCTTACACCAATCACCAGCGGTGCTTGAAGTAATCGGCATCCATGCACCATTGGTTTTCGTACCAACAAACACATAGCCGCCATCCTCAATATCATGCTCAGTGCGGTATTCCTTCAGCTCTTTCAAAAGCTCAAAAACCTCCTTGCTGAACATCAGATCAACGATTTTACCTTCCTTTTCCAGAACGTCATGCACCATGCGATTTTCATAATCGATAGATTTCCAGAGTGTATTCCGCACAGCATTGACACGAGCCATCGTGGATAGCGAGAACAGTGCGTACAGACGCAGTGTCATCGCATTATCCTTCATGTGAACTGTGGTCGCAGATTCAACCAGGGCGTTCAGCTTCTCTCGCATCAACTTAACCTCATCCGGCGTAAGGTACGTCTGCTTCACAACAGCCACGTCCTTTGTCGGTCGGTCAATAAACTCCATCGGATTCTCTTTGATGATTTTTTTCTTACGAAGATACCGATATAGCGCAGAAATTGTACTCATGCGCCGCTTCATACGAGCAGAGTTATTTCCATGCTTCTTACAGTAGAACAGAAATTCCTCAATATCCTCTTCTTCAAGTTCCGTCACAGGAGCGTTGCCCTGATTATCCAAAACATAAATCATCCACTGCTTGAAATCCGATTCATAATTGTAAACAGTAGACGGGCTGAGGTCACGGATGCCCATATCAGTCTCATATCTATCCCAGTATTTCAAAGACACTGGGTTTACGTTTTTGAACTTCTCAGCATCCCATAACTTCAGCGGTTTACTTCTTGTAGCCATATTAAAATTCCCTCCAACCCACCTCTAAAAGTGTTTATTCCTTTTTATCTTTTGCCAGCACAGCAGAGATCTCCTGCTTATTATCCAGCAGGGCAGAAGTTACTTCAGAAAACTTTTCAACATCAAAGTCTTTCAAGTTGCCCTTCACATCATTCAAATAGTTCTCCATAAAGTCAACGAAATCAGAAATAGGGTCAGGCTTCTTAATAATCTCGTTGAGCTTGCCACAGAGACCAAGAACCAACCATTCCTTATGAGAACGGTCAATCTGCTCGTGAACGGCCTTCTCCAGAGAATCATACTGATCCCAGAACGCAGAAGTATCACAACCAGCCTTGTTAATCTTGAAATTGAAAGATTCGTAAGCAATACGAGGCCACTCACTCTGCGGCTCGCTACGATAGTCATAATCTGCAAAATACTTCAGGATAGTCAACCGGAACACAACATCGAGCAGTGCAGGCTGATAATCACCATCGATAGTACATGTCTTTACTACCTCATCAAGAAACTCATTTCGCTCCTGAAAATTTAAAACCTTCATTTTATCTCCCTTTCGTCTGTGCTTGCTTTAATATCTTTCGCTCTTTTCGAGCTTTTTTTAGGTCGTCGTAATCGACCCAGCCTCCGTCAATTTTGGAGTACGTGATCCAGCGGTAGTCTACGTCAGGATAATGGAACCAGAACATCTTGCGCTTCATCAGTGCAACACTGTCAGCAAAACCCTTCGTATCAATTACCTGTTTACTGCCATCACTGTATGTAAGCTCATAGTCTGCCACATAATCGATTTTTCTTACAGCTACATCTTTGCCGTCCTTATCGACCCGGCGGAACGCTTCCTGTAATACAAAAGGAACCTGTTTACGGCACTCTACGATTTCACCATTTTCCAGCCCAGGTAATACAATATCCCGATAGAACATCATCTCGGCATGGCTATCATAAACCACACCATCATAGGTTCTATCTGCTGGATTTTTGCTCACATTAAACTTTGTTCTGTTCTTTTTCTCCATAAAACCACCACGAAAAACAAAGGGGCGGTTATGCCCGCCCCTTACGATTTGATGTTTTCTTAACTACCGGCTTCACGGGCGTTTCATCTTTTACATCACTAAATGATTTGACTTCAGCCTCTACAGGCACATCCATAATCTTATGGAATGTATCACGAACTGCTGGAATGAAAGTTTCCACCTCATTCAGCGTGATACGCTTATACTTTAAGAGGTTGTTCAGGCAAGCCTTAGCTTCCTCCTTGGGACGAACTCCAATCTGGAACTCGTATGTATTCACCCACACCTGAAAGTGAGGCTCAGTATCACAGATAACACGCCATGACTTAGATGGATCACAATGCGGGCAAGCATTGTACATCTTGCCACATACACGACACCATGATTCAGCCATAGCTATTACTCCTCCACAACCTCGATGCGAACCAGCTTCTTATCCTCAGAGCAATACTCCTGAGTTGCATTGATAGTCACAGGATGAGTAGTCTCATTGTTGAAGTCGATCTCAACAGCTGCGTCCTCCTTGGCAGAAGGGAAGATGATGTTGGTCAGGATCTTAGTTGCCTTATCACAGGGATTGTAGCACAGAGCCTCAATGACAAATACACCCTCCTCAGAGAACTTATTTGCGCTGTTGTCAATAGCCATACCAGACTCAGACTCGTAAGTCATCTTAACAGCAAACTTATCACCAGCCTTGCACTTGTTAGCAGGCAGAGTGACCTCAGTGCCAGTCACAGAGAAATTAGTAGCAGTCTCTGCACCCAGCTCGTAAGTTTCCAGGGTAACATTGCGGTTATCAACCTTATCAATGTACTTGAAGGGAACACCAGTAGTGATGTCCACAGGAGCATGAGGCAGAGTCAGCTTCTTGCCATCAGCTGTAGTCAAGAAGAACACGCGGGTAAACTTCTGCTTTGCAGTACCAGAAGCAATCTGCTTCTCAGTACCCATCTGGTCAGCCATAGTACCCAGATGCACCAGAGCATTAGACCACTCGGCGGATGCAGTCTTAGAACGGTCAAAGCCCATAATGTTGGTGCCCAGCTCGTCCTGAGCATAAACAGTCTCGCCGCCCAGAGTCAGTTTCAGATCCTTCAGGTTGCTCATTGTCCAAATGCGCTTACCATCAAAGTTATACTTATGAGCTCGGAGAGGCCGATCAATAATCAGTTCATCAAAATTCATAATCATGTTTCCTTTCAATTTATTTGGATAAAATAAAAGAGCAGGGCGACTTACTTCGCCTTGCTCGTCCAATCCAGTTGTGATTTTGGAATCTTTCCAAATTCCACGGTGCCAGCATAAACGCCATGCATCGTATTGTCGTAATTCTTAATTTGCTGAACCTTTCTTACATGGTTCATAAAGACACTCACTGGATACTTCATGGCTTGAAAATAATCAGCCTTAAAGCCCTGCACACAAGCCATCGAAAGTACAAGTTCAGCTAAGTGCGATTCGTATGGCTTGTTTTTTTGAAGCTCTATTTTATCTTTCGCTTCTTCAATAAGTGCCTGTCTCGTTGCTTTGTTTGCAGCTCTTTCTGAATGCTTCTCAACGCCATTTGCTGCGCATAGATACTCAGACATTAAATCATAAGCAAGTCGGTCAATCACAACACCAGTCTTTTTGTTCACAAGAACAATTTCTTCAGTCTTGTTGTCTTTTGCCATCACAAAATTTTTAGTATCTAAGTCTCCGAGAAGAATCGACATATCTTGGTCTTTATTTCCAATAAAAAGCTGACGGAACATATCGAAGTCCGATAAATCCTGCTAGTCCACACCAATAGAATCAAGTTGCACTTTATAATCACTCGAAGTAGAACAAAACAAATACACCAACGAGAAATATTTCTTTTCGCCAAAGCGGATAATTTCGCCAACAGTTGGCATCCGAACCATAATCTTGTCATTGATAGGGAAGTCTTCGCCCATCATCAAACTCGGCTCGTACATCTCTCGAAGTTCCATTAGTTGCACCCCACTAGGTCATCTAAGTCCTGAGTCTTGAATGTCATAATGCGAACTCGATGATGTAAATCCATGTTATCTTCGACGTTTGACGTGATTTTGAGCTGTTTAATACCAAAAATTGTACTACCGTGCAGTTGCTTCTCAACAATGCCACTCAGATAATCAACTCGTGTTGCACCACCATAACCAGAAGGCATCTTCATCAATGCCTGATTTACAATAACCCATACGGTTAGGGTGAAGTTCTCGTACCAATCATTGATGTTACTGCGGTCGGTCATGTTTACCTTGAAACAAATATAGCTATGTGCTGCTTCAATCGTGTCAGGGATATGAAAATAGGGGAAGATATAAGTATAAATTGCCTCATCTGGCTCTTCGATATCATCATTGCCCATCGCCTCAACAAGCCCTTCCGTATTGATCAACTTCAAAGCTAATTTGTTTTTATAGTCCGTAATCAACTCACTCGTTGTCACAGTAGATTCACCACCTTGCACTCGATGAATGTACTTACCGTACCATCAGCATTTGTCAGAGAAATTTTTACAGTCGCGCCATCCATAATACTATTATTCAAAATACGAATTTTAAAAGTACCATCGTCGGCAGCCTGCACCTCAACAAATTCATTGAATTCATTAAGACATTTTGTACTCCACACAGGAGTCTCCGCAACCTCTTCGCCAGTGATGCTTGTAAATACAGGAGTGAATTTCTTCCAAGAACCACCAACACGAACTTCCGGCTTGCCTGCGTACTTAATAGCAGCAGTCACCTGAGAGTCAGTATCAGGCTCATTGCTCTTATTCGGCTCAAAGTAATCACAAATCATTTTCTCGGCATTATCCGTCTTACTGTTGTACTGGTCCTGCCGGATATTCAACACAAGGAATCCCTGTGTCTTACCGTGCAGTTCATAGCGCTCTGTGCTCTGGTCAACAGAAGTCGTAACATATGTTTTCGGTTCTCCATTGATAATTTCCAACATAAAGCGCTTATCAAGGTCAATCAACGCAGTCTCATCATCAAAAGGCATCTGCACCTTATACTCACGCTGACTTAGTGAAGTCACCACAAGTTCCTTGTTGTTCGCGTAGTATGGCTTACTCAGCGTTGCCCAGCGAGAGACTATTTCACCAGTAATCGGGTTCTGCCACTGAATCTGGCGGTTACATAACTCCATCTTACCACGAAGAAAAATCTCATCGTTTGGTTCAATCTCAGTTACCAGCCATTTACAATTGTAGCAGTCAACAATGTCGCCAAGATTCAAAGAATCGCCAGGATAAGCCCAGATTTTCTTTTCCTTGGCAATACTATTACTACGGCTAACAACCAGCTTCTGAGGCAAACCATTCACAAGAGTATTATCCTCATAGTCAACACTATCCTTGAAGTGTGCAGCGAAGTCACGTTTCGCAAAAGCAATTTTGACATCCTTTTTATTAGACATCTTTGCGGCACCGCCAACAGCTCGCACCCTCGTATAAAAGTCCATCGGTACACCTCCTTACTCAGAGTAGGAAGCGTATGTATCATAGTCGATGGTCTTACGCTTGCGGGTCGAGCGGTCTTTTGTCATATAGTTGTCCAACATCGTCATATTCTCCTCGTGAATGTCTTTCACAAGAGCACGAATACTCGTGCGCTCGTTAGCAGGGGAGAATACCTGTAAACTCGTAGGAAGGTCTTGCGCACTAAACGCTTTCAATTTTCCAAATTCACGCTTAAAATGTTGCTCTAACATCAAATGCGCTAACATATCAATCTCATTGAATGTGAGATCTGAATTAAACTCTTCTAGTTCTGAATCGTAATCATCGAAACTAAAATCCTCTTCCGGCTCAATGTTTCTTGTAATCACAGAAAGTGATTCCATCAAATAACTTTTTGCACGGTCATGTACGAGATCTCGCACTTCATTCTCGGTCAGGTCAAAATACTGAAAGAAATTACTGTCAGTTTCGACCAACTCGTAAAATTTGTCGTATACATCCGAAAACGCGGTCATTTAATCCCTCCAATCTTACTCGGCGGGAACGACCTCCGCCTTTTCTGCCTCTACCTTCTTACGGCCACGCTTAACAACAGCCTTTTCTGCAGAGCTGTCCTTTGGAACAGGCTGCGCACCTGCCATCATAGACTGCATCTGTGCCAGTGCTGCCTGCATCTGCTTCTGCATTTCAGCAAGCTGGCTCTTTGCGGCCTCAAGCTCTGCCTGAACATTATCAACAGGCTTGGTCGCAGGTACAACAGACAGCTCACTATTACGCTTGCCAGCACGGAGCTCCTTATAACGCTCGTCAATCAGGCGCTTGACCTTAGTGGACAGGTCTTCACCGGCATTCGTCATGCGATAAAAGCGACCACGAATACGCTCAAACTGAGCACCGTCCTTAATGTCAATCATCCGCTGAAGATTCTCGACAGTAGGATTCAGAATCGCCTCATCAATATCCTCAACAAACAGGACATCATCGCCCTTAACACCAATAGCCTTAAAGACTTCATTCTGCTCTTCGGGGCGGAAACGTAGAACACCATTCTTGAACGCAGAACAAGTGCTGTTCATATACATGATCTCCTCCGGCGGAATAGGAATCACACAAGGCTCTTCCACACTACCGGGCTCGAAAGTATAGCCCTTACCGTTCAGTGACGAAATGGTGACCACGTTATCATCGCAGTTCAGAACGTCAATAAACTTCTTTTCCATCACGGAACTCATAATTTGTCTCCTTTTCTATAAAAGCGGAAGCCGTAAAGCTCCCGCTCAAATTTGCTTTTGGTACAATTACTGCAGGACAATCTTAGCAACACGCTCAGGATGTGCAATGCTGTAACCATAAGAGAAGTCCTTCAGCATCAGGTGAACCTTTTCGTTATTGTTGTCATAGTCCTCATAAGTATGAGTCTCGCCCTTCATGTCAAGGGTGCCCAGTTTTCCAGCAATACCGAAGATCCGCTTATCGGGAATCAGCAGGGAACCATCGCCCAGCTTCTTGGCAGAACTAATACCAGTGATAGCCACGCCGTCGTAAGTCTTCACCAGACCATAACGGTTGAACTCGTCCTTGGCTGCGTCAGACAGATACTCTGCATAACCGGTCATGCGACGCATCTTAGCGCAATACTTCATCAGGCTGACAGTGAAAGGATTTGCACCATCGGCGTACTCATTCAGGTACAGAGCCAGAGCGTCCATATCCTGCATAGTGGGCTCCTTACCCTGTGCATCGATCTTCTGCTCACCACCAGCAATCATGTCATCAACCATACCGAAGACGTCATAGAACATCTTGTTCTTCAGAGACTCACTCATAAAAGTGGTCAGTGTGGAAATTGCCTTCCAACCGTTACGACGAATTTCCACAAAGGAGATGTCGGTTTCCACCTGAATATTCTTCCAAGTAGGCTTAATAACCTCATAATGCAGGTAAGACTTCGGCACGTTGCCACCCTTAGCAGCCTCGTGAGCCACCAGAGTGTTCTTCACAGTACGGCTTGCCTGATAATCGTCATTCTCACTAATGGTGCCACGCTCAAACATAGCATCCAGCAGCTCATCAGGTGCATTATAGGTATCATCGGCCACGGTACGATTAACAAACTGACCAATCTCGCGGTCGGGATCGCCCTTGTCAATCAGCTCGTTAATATGTGCCTCACAAACCTCGGCAATCTCCTTGTCCTCGGCATCCATGGGCAGATTATACTGAGTCTTCTCAGCAACACTATAAACACGACCAGGCTTCTTCATCAGCTCGGCCACTTCAATATTCAGTGCCATAATTCATTTCCTTTCTCTTCGCGCAAAATAAAAGAGCTACCGCCAAAAGACGATAGCCTTAAATTTTACGTATCATATTCAAGATTTTTCTCTCAATCAAGCAACAGTCTTTGCCTCGGGCAGCACACTAATCATAATCAGCTTGTGGCCGTTGTCATCCATCACACCAGCAAACTCAAAACGAGAAGTACCAGTGGTAGCAACCTGCCACTTGCCGTCAGTGTTGACCTCCAGCAGCTTGCCGACATTAGCATCCTGTGCATCAGCAGCCTTGTACTGGTCAGTGCCATACAGTTCGCCAGCATACAGAGGAACACGCTTCACCAGCACACCTGCCTCAATCTTGGTGACCATCTCATTATAGTCATCAAAATTAGTCTGGCTTGCATAGATGCCCTCGGGAATAAACTCATGGGCAACCATCTCGATGCCCTCAGCGGTAGCTGCGTCAGGGAACTTAACCTGACCAGCCTTGTGGTCAACCTGAACACCCATACCGGTGACCATAGCGACCTTTGCGGCATAGTTAGCGGGAATATTCTTCGCGCCGTTCACCATCAGTTCACGAATCATAATATTTTTCCTTTCTCTCAAATGTTATTACTTACCCAAATATTCCCGCCATGCGTCACGCTTGTTAGCGTTAGTGGTGTTATACTTGGTTTCATTCAAATTCAGCTTGATACTCTCAGGCTTATGTACCTCAGAAGTCTCAATCTTCTTTTCAGCAGGCTTTGCATTCTTAGCGGCTTCAACGCAACGCTCGGCAATCACACTCTTGATGCCGGTCTCATCCAGATTATCAATCAGACTTGCGTAGTTGCCACCCTCAGAAACCTCAGCTTCAGTAATCATCTTGCTGGAGATTGCGTACTGACGCAGGTCCTCCTTCTTCTGTGCAAGCTCTGCAGCCGCCTTTTCTGCCTCTGCCTTCTCAGCCTGATCCTTGTACGGAGTAAGAGAAGCAACCTCTTCCTTTACACTCTGCAACTCAGTATTCAGGCTTGCAATAGTGTTATTCAGCTCCGCAATCTTGGTGTTGACATCGGAAATAGAAACAGTCAAAGTGATATTCTGCGGCTCACCAAGAGAAACTTCATCACCCTCAACAGCATAAGGGAACATAATGTAATCCAGCTCGTTCATGTATCCCCACTTCTTACACCAGATAGTGTGATCTTCAGGGAACATATCAGTCATGTAGTAATCAGAGCTAATCTTTGACACTGCATCTTCAAGCTTCATATACAGATCACGACCAGTCAGACTGGAAGTCTCTGGAGCGGGCTCAGGCTCACCAGCAGGTTCGGTGCCGGTTTCAGGCTCGGTCGGGGGAGGAGTTTCACCGCCTTCCTCGGAAGTTTGAACATCAGGCTCTGCCGGAGTAGTGGGCTCAATAACAGGTGCGGCGTCAGGCTCGCCAACGGGAGTCTTCTCTGCCTGCTCAGGCTTAGTGGGCTCAACCTGTGCGGTCTGAGTCTCCTTGTCCTTATTCAGTTTCAAATTTTTTGCCTCCTTTTCATTAGATTCTATATTTGAAATCTCTTTTGTGTCCTCAATGTAGGCATTTGCCAACTCAAGACCAAAATCGGTTTCAGCGACTTCAAGCAGTTTAGAACACTTATATGCCGGTTCAACATTTGCACCAAGCAAGCAATGTGCAGTAAACACGCCATCGTCAATAATTTTTGCCATGCGACCACCAACGATTCCCTTATGAGCTTTCAGCACATCAATTTCCCAACTGGTATTTAATGTGCCACTCTCAATACGGCGCAGAATCGTCGCACAAGCCTTTGGATATCGCTTCCAGATCTTACAAGAGGCAACAATAAAGTCGGTATCGTCAATTTTCTCGATACCGACCGACTGAAAACTACCGAACGCATCAGTGTCAAATTCAGCAGTTTTGTATTCATTGCCATCATCGTCTTTTCTGGTGACGACTTTCCTATTGTGACCGGAAAAATCCAGTTCACCCTTTGGAGCTACGACCAACTTACCAACAAGCGGGTTACCAACCAGTGTGCTCATCCAACTTTCAATGGTGTCACGGTTCAAAGCAACCTGATTCCCATTTACTGAGAAATCACAAATGACAAACTTGGCAAGATAGTGGTCTGGATGCTCCGTAATCTCAGAGCAACAGATGTTTCTACTATAGAAATACTCCTTACTCATCGTTCATCACCTCACTTACTATCTTCATTTCTCTGCTGGTCATAAATTTGTTTTTCAGTTTCTTCGCCCTTTGGACGGCCTGTTTTTTTATCACTGTCACCACCACCGCCGGTGTTACCGGTCGATGTATAAGAGGTCTGGCGAGCTACAAAAACATCGTCATAACCTTCCTCGGTTTCAGCCTGACGCTTGCGTAGTTCGTCCTCAGCATGAAGCCCCATATACTCGTAAGCAGTCTTGTAAGAACAGTTCAAAGTGGTAAACAGGAACTGAGCAATCGCCTTCTTCATCTCCATACCCATCATTTCGGTAGTAGAGACCTTCACATCAGGGCAGTACATCGGGTCTACACCTGCATCTTCAAGGCGAATACGATACCATCGCTTTAACACATCCTCAATCTGTTCTGCAATCTTACCGATATTTTTCATCAGCTGGTCAAGAGACACCTTCGCAGTTGAAACAGTCTGCTGACCATCAGTGTTCAAAAAACTAATACCCAAAGCAGCCATTTCTCGATTGCGATACTGTTTGACAGTCTCGATATTTGTCATCTCAACTTTTGGCTCAACATACTTGATATCCTTTACATAAGGGGCAGTCGTTACAAGCACGGTATTTTGCTTCCATGCACGCAGTAGGTTATCGTGCGCCGTCACTTGTTCAGAGAAGCCCTTTTTATCTTTGTTTGGTCCCATCAACTCAGGGTCAAGCTGTTGCCAGATGATTTTCTTTGCCTTTGCCTTAGCATTTACACGGTCTGAAGTATCAAAAGTTTCAAGCATCAATGCCGGACGCAAGGCACGGAATAGGGGAGAGACACCATATTTCTGCCCCATATTGCCAATGCGAATCACACCACAGTGGTCAACATCCAATTTTGCGTATGTATCACCATTCTTAAATGCCTGATACACCTCATCTGGATAGTTGTTCTGAATCTCAGTCTCCTGATTTTCAAAAAACAGTGCTTTATTCTTCTTATCCTTCAGCATAGATTTGCTCAAAGCGGATTTCAGCTTAGACATGTTGATAAGCACAACAGGTTGTCCATTTGATAGGTAATCACTTATCTCAGCAATACCAAGAGGGTAGTAGTCTACAATGTAGTTCTCATCTTTCTGACGCAGATATGTAATATAAGTGCCCTCTGCGTAAGTCATCGGAATGGCAGCACGCAGCAGACTTCGCACGTTAATTTGTGCGTTGAAATCATCAATCACTTCACGGGCGTAATTTACCTGTTTTGTTTTATTACGCTGTTCAGGGAACTGCGCGAAACTGCATTTGAATTCCGTATTAACATTCGCCTCAATCGCATCATAAGTAATACCAATCAGGTCATCCTTGTTAATGTAGTTACGGATAATTCCATTGACAGTCTGCACATTCGTCAGACTTGACTGTAACCCTCGTGCGAGTTCATCAATTCGGTCAACCGTCAGTGTCTCAGAGGAGGCTGAAATTTTCAGATATGTACTGTACTGCTTATTTTCTGGATCATATGACGCAACTGCATTTCGAATGACGTTGTTCATCCTCTCTTCTGAAAGTTCATTCAAAGAGGTTATAACAACAGTACCATCATCTGTCTGTGAAGCAGTCACGACATCAAAATCTTCCTTTTTCTTTCTTGCCACATTTTCACCTGCCACTCAAAATATGTAAAAACATATCGAGAAATGAAGTCTTCACAGATACTTCTTACTGTTTCATTGTGTACGCTTTTACATTTTATTTGAAATGCTACTTGCGATTTTGTCTACACTCCACAGTCGTAAATTCCCGAAATGGCCTTCGGTACATACTTATAATTGCTTTTATAATGCAATTTCATAAGTTGTCGCATCTCGAATATTCAAACTTGCGTTAAAGTCTCTGTCTGCTATATAGCCACATGCACATTTATAAACTCTATCAGAAAGTTTTAAATCTTTCTTAATACAACCGCAATTGTGACACATTTTAGAAGACAGATACCATCTATTTACAAATCTGAGTTCAACACCATTACATAAGCACTTCCATTTTAACTTTTCTCTAAATTCAAAAAATTTTTGTGATGCAATGGCTTTTGAAAGATGCTTGTTCTTCATCATTCCTGATACATTCAAATCTTCAATTGCTATATAAGATGGCTTGGTTTTTACAATCTCCGCAATTATCTTATTTATGTAATCAGTACGAATGTTTGTCAATCGTTGATGAATTTTTTGTACCTTTAGCTTTTGCGAATTTATATTTTGAGAAGTTTCTCCTTTCTTTAAATTTTTATATTTGCGAGACAAACAACGCTGTTCTCTTTGTAATTTTTTTAATAACTTTTTTACTGCTTTTGATTTGTTTATGTTCTTGTAAATCATGCCGTTGGAAATAATAGCAAAATCTTTTACGCCCAAATCAATTCCGACACCACCACTTTCACAGTTGCTCTTAAAACAATTACAAGGGATGTCTACAAGAACCGAAACATAGTATCTTCCGGCTTTTGCAGATACTGCACCGCTTCTTATTTTCCATCCATTGTGAGATGTTGGTAAGTAACCTTTTTCTTTTATTTTTACCCATCCTAATGTTGGAATGTTTATTCTATGCCTTTCGCATAAACAATCTCTCGGATTATTTTTTACGAAATACATTTTTACTTCTGATTTCCCTTTCTTTTTATATTTAGGGAAATTGCTTTGATGTTTGAAGAATCTTGTAAATGCAACATATCCATTTTCAATGGATTTCTTAATTGATTTCGACGACACCTCTTTAATCCACATTTTGTCTGGATTATTTGGGAGAAATTCATTGTTTAGCCAAACGCTAAAGTCTTTCCCCGTCATAAACCCTTTATTTTTGTCATACAACTCTTTGTTATGAGAAATATAAAAATTATAAACATATCGACATGTTCCAATCGTTCTGTTTATTTTTGACTTTTGGGCAAATGTTGGGTCTATCTCTGTTTTAAAGCTCTTTAGCACCAGTCAATCACCTCCTCTGCTTAGAAGTCAATGTTAGAAATACAAATCGGCGGAGTAGTCATTGTCTCCACCGCAGACTGGCGCACTTTATCATTGCGACGTAATTCGTATAGACGATGAGCAAGCAAAATAGCAACATAGAACCTATCATCGTGAATTTTATTGGCAACATCGGGTGCCAAAGCATATGTTACGGTCGTATTTTCAGAGTTTGTCGTTTTCTGAATACTTGTAATCTCGTTCTTCATCAAGTCGATATTAACCCACGCAGTCTGTTCCTCTAAGGAGAGTTCATGCGTCCTTAAAATTTCTTGACCAGTTGATTTGTCAACACCATCTACTACCTGAACGTAATCTCCTCCGTTGTATTCAAGAGGAAAGTGAATGACGCCAAGATTCATCAACTCAATAAATTCCTCAACCATGGCAGTACGGAATTTACGTGGACTAATTAGACGTAGCTTGTCAACAGCATCTGGGTAACGGGCATCATATCCTTCATATAATTCATGATTTGCGTCGATAAAACCACGATGTTCCGCACCTGTTTTGTCGGTCCAATTATTAAGCAAACCGTCCGCATATGTGGAAGTACCACCGCCGCCAGCGCCTTGGTCAATCATCAATCTATCAATGTACTCGTAATCAGGATTTTGACCATTGTAATGTAGAATCAACTCATGTAACTGCTCAAGCTGACGATTAGAATCGAGCTTGAATTTTTTCTCATTTGCAATATCAACCATGTTCACGCAGTTGATAATATCTCCACACATGCCGTTTTCTGGATCGTTATAAATACGCATAACACCAACAATAGAATTATCCATTGTGCGGGCAGGATCAAACGCAAGAATATACTGATAGTTCTTATCCCAATAAAGCTGTGGGATATACTTTCGCTCATTGCGACGAACTGTACCCCATTTGATAATCTGGTTTACGCCACCATCACGGCTTGGGCGATTATAATATTCACGCAACGCCTTCATTTTATTTGACTTTAGAGCGGCTTCCACTTTGTCTCTTGTCAACAAAGCCTTGTATGGTTTACCATTCATATAGACCTGAATTGCAACATCGCAAATCATGTCGCAAACAAAATAATCACGGTCACCGGCAATCATACGCTTTGCAAAGTTTTTATAATAACGATAGAATAGTTTATCCATCGTATCCTGACTCGAAGCATACACAAGTTGTGTAGGAACCTTGCGAGGCTGAGTTTCAGGGTTATAAGAATCATCCGTATCAGTCACAAAGTCAGTATTCTGAGTGGCAAAAGCTTCACAGACAACAATCAGTTCGTCAGAGCAAAACGCAGCCTCGTCAAAAAACACAAGAGTTGCACGACGGGATCGGTTGGAATCCGGGTTGGAGTTTAGCGTGTTAATGGAACTACCGTTGTAAAACTCAACAACATACCCGGCGGGATTATGACTAAAGCCACTCTTATTGGTTGCAGACTTTTTTGTTTCTTTCTCTGCAATATCTTGCAGACTACGGATAGACGCAGCTGTTTTACCAACACGAGTGACAATTTCTTCGATTTTATTAAAAGTTTCCTTACTCTGATCACCAACGCTACTTACGATGTAAATAGCTTGATTCTCATATAGGATAGCCTTTAGTAGAATGAAAACAGAACCAACGAATGACTTTCCGAAGTTTCGGCTACACGCCTAAAGAACGTGGCTTGCATTCCAACTTTGTTCAAGCATATATGCCTGAGCGTCAAATAGTTGAATGCCCAACAAATCTCTGGCCGCAATAACAGGATTGCGCCGATAGAATGCAATTGTTGCCGCATCACACTCATAAATCTTACGTTTTACAGCTGTAATAATGGGCGCTCTTTGCTTCATTCTCATACGGCATCACCATCCGTATCTTTTACGCTTGCGTCAATACCGGCATCTTCTAACAGCTCCTTGAGCCGCTGATTCTCGATAAGAGACAGCCTGTATTTTTCCTTAGCGTCATCACTTTCTTTCTGGAACTTATCAATCAACTCTCGCTGGGTATCAAAAATTTCTTGCTGGTCATTCTCATCAAAGAACGCATTTTCCTTGATTGCTTTAAGACTCATATCTGCCGCCCATTGAGTGCCAGGAGAACGCAACTGGTCATAGAAGTTTGCTTCTGCCCCTGCAATATTTTTCTCTCGCATATCTTTCATCAAGAAGGTGAGAGTATTACGTCCGGCATCCTTATTAGAACGGTTCTTGACAGAGATTTCGTTTTCCTTGGCAATTTTATCATTGTTTGAAACTAGCTTGACCTTAATGTCATTCAGACTCTTGATTGCCTCAGCCGAGTTCATCGGGTTTAAGCGGGCAATCTGCAAGTCGATTTGTCGAATCTGATTATTATTGTTCACGACCTGAACAATCTGGGATAGTTTGAACGGGTCGTCTTCAATACCATCCTCAAAATACTTGATGAGTTCACTAAACAAATAGCGGCGGTCGCCCTCGTTATAACCATCAAACGGGTCATACCCAATAACAGAAATACAGTCATCCTTTGCTTGAATCTCTGCCTTCGACCACTTCTGTTCCTTCTCTTCCTGTAAATCGAGAGCGTTTTTATTGAGTTCACCGTTCACAAGAGTGTTGGTAAACGTCTGGAACTGGAAGTTCTTCATGTTCACCACGAGACGGTTATAAGTTCCTGGCCTACATGTTCCAGAATTGCTCACAACGGAATCATAAAGACTATTATAAAAAGGAACGTCCAGAACATGACACATTAGCATACAAGCAGTTCTATCGCTTCCAAAGCGTCTTGAAAAATCATCAAACATTTCATTAACGCATTCTTTACAGATGGGAGCATATCCGTCATTTGCCTTGAACAATGGAGAATATGTTATTCGGTAAAAATGCCCCATAGCGACATCATATTCTTTACCACAACGCAGGCATTTGAATGTCTTTTTGTTTTCGGTTCCCTCAAGAATAACGCCATCTTCAACAACCTTTTTCTTTCTAGGCAAACAAACACCTCCATTCAAAATCAAAATAAAAACCGCAGAACGTGCGCACGTTCTGCGGCGACAAAGGACACCCTCTATTGCGCTTGCATAGCAGAGGCCAAGGGTGTTTCATTCAAAAAAAGACCCACCATGATACGCATCGTTGAGAGGCTTAGTGGGTTGAGCCCATATAAATAAGACCTATGAATCAGCTACACTCGAATCATTGAGCTGCTTACCATCATGGGTCTGTTAATCAGGCGACTCCACCATGATACGCATCGTTGAGAGGCGTGGCGGAGTCTTTATCATCTATATTGGTTTGCTACGTCAATGACGTACCGCGCCATGCCACCGAAGTAGCATAATAGTCAATCAAAAACCTGAGTTATGGGGGGAGTAGTAAAGCCACAACTCAGGCTTGCGAAAGGGGAGAATGCTGGCACGCCCACTCCGATTCGGACAGAGAATAAATGGTTTTAGAGACCACTGCTTTACCAATTAAGCTACGGGCGCATAAATATACCAGCATACAAGTGGGTGCAGCGGTTGGATTTGAACCAACGAATACACGGCTTATGAGGCCGGTGCCGTAGACCTGACTGGGCAACGCTGCGTCATATGGTGCCTAAGTGTCTCAAGAAGTAGAAAGACATGTGTACATCATGTTTCTAAAACCCAGACTTCGGACTTGCTATATGTCGCGCTCATATAGCCATTTTCTTCGAGCTTGACAGGATTCGAACCTGCGCTGTATCCACGAATAAGCAATCTCGCTTCGTGCAGATGTTTGCTACCATCCGCTACGTTCAACCTCTTCGCATTACAAGCTCACAATAATAAGCCTTTTTTAATCATGCTCAGGATCTCATCTTGACAATTACATAACAACGTGATACACTTTTGCCAACTTAACTCTCACTAGACACACCAGTTCCTCAATGACGGACATTATTCTCGCGTCTCGAGCGGACTGGAGGTGCTTAGATGAAGCGTTAGGCGAAAGATTTTCTTGATGTCGCTGGTGACATTTGCAGTATCGTCGGGCTCGTACTGATGGTTCTGCAGATGAATCACATCATCGGGTAATCTTGACAGCTCAGTGGTTGTGGCCGCTGGGCTGTTTTTGTTGTCAAGAAATTGGCGCAGGTGGTGAGCTTCGCTCTCACGATTCCTTTTGGGAATGCCGATTTTCAAGATCGGTGCAATCAACTGGACTATGCGACACCTGCATGTAAACCCTGTTTTCGTGCATTGCTACCTTATATAATAAGGAACAGGGAATAGCAATACAGTCTTTGGTGGCCGCCCTTCCGAATCGAACGGAAGCTCCCTTCTGGTTAGCTGCCAGATGCTCTCGCCACACTGAGCTATAGCCGCCATATGAAAACAAGCATCCATCAAACCATCCGAGCTAAATTGAATTGTTCTCGTGTTGATAAAACGCTTGTAGCTATTTTTAGGTCGAGTCTACGACCAGTAGGACAGGTTTTACATCTCTAGCCAGATGGAATGAAACCTACGGTACTGCACATATCGCAAATCATTCTGGAAACAAACGTTCACCTTATCTCCCCGGTGCGGGCGCAGTACCCGGCAGAGTACCAGTTAGTGAGTGAGGTACAGACATTCACTCCATAAAACGCTTGTTTTAGACTTTTAAAGCTTCGCATTAACGTAGCGAAATACGAATAGCTTATCATTTCGTTCTACAGAACTACTTTGCATCCAACCATCCGTAGATTGAGTTGGTCTAGGCGGTAGCAACTATTGACCGCACAGCTTGGAGCCACCTGTAGGAATCAAACCTACGACATATGTGGTACGAACACATTATTCTATCTACTGAATTAAAGTGGCATGGAGCCAGTGACATGACTTGAACATGCGAAATCCATAAAGGCATCGGGATTACAAAACCCGCGTTCTACCAACTGAACTACACTGGCACAATAAGCTGGAGCAATCGCCCCAGCCCATAGAAAAGGAGACAACAAATGATGTCCCAAGCAGACCTTTGCGGTCGTACTTCTTTTTTAATTCCCCATTTAAATCGGTAGGGGCTCACCGCTTTTTAATTTAGACGTACAATGTGCGTCTTATCTTCATTCAGTCTTCCGAATTTATCCTGATAAACCAGAATAAATCCTTCTCGCTGAGATGGTGTTAATTTTCCATCTGCGTAATCCATTTTTGACGTTTCACAACAACAGCCCTGCTCATAAATTACAGAGTTACCGATATCATAATGACCAGTCTTGTGCGTGTGTGCCATCACGATGGTATCGAAGAAATAATCATTATCCTTGAAATACCGATATGCCTTTTCTGCCGTTTTCAACATACCGCTAGAGTAAGCAAGTGGATGCACAAAAATTGTTTCGCCAACAAAACTAAACCAAGTATCGTTATAAACGATCTCGATACCACTGTCCTTAAAAACATCAATCAGAGGGTCGTAATGAACCTTTGTATGAAGCTCCTTATTGTAATGGTTAAAACCATCAACAAAAATAAGCTCCAAAGATGTCTTTGGCATCAATTCAAGCAAGTCGGTGTCCAGATTCTTAGCAAGATAATTCTGGAAACGTAAGTCATGATTACCATAATTGACAACAACCTTCTTAGGCTGAAGCATCTCAATCAGGTCAATCATATACTGACGTGCAATCAGAATTTCCTCCATTGGACTCTTACGATACACCTTATTGAAACGAGAAATGGCCTGCGCGTCTACCAGATCTCCGTTTACCTGAAGGATATCAATCTTGCCAGCGTACTCACCAAAAGTCTCAATTGGTTTCTGAAATGGAATATGTAGGTCGGAAATAGACAGAATGCAGGTTCCAACATCTCTATTAGATAAGGATTCCTGATACTGCATACCCGCACGGAATGCCTTAAAACGCTTGCGATATGCGCACTCACCAAAATTCTTGCCCAATTCATCATTAAGCACCTTGGACGCGCCATCCCAAGTCAATTCTCTAGCCAGAACAGCATTCCCGATTCTTACAAAGAAGTCATCACTCGTTTCTTCTGGCCGTTTATTATAGCAACCCATTGGCATCAAGCCGGATCGCCCAGCAGCTCATCAGAAGTAGAAATATTGATGGTGACACCCTCAATACCATCCCACTTTGCCAGAGCTTCCTTCAGATTGAAGACATTCTCACCGTCTTTGGTAATCTCTGTGATAGTGCCCTCTGCAGTATCAATAATAGCGTTCTTAAAAACAACACTCTTCTTAGCAACCATAATTTTATTCTCCCTTATAAATCAAAATAATAAATCAAACTGGAAGTAAGTATGCAAATCCAGAGATCCATCCATGAATTAAAGATTCTGATGTTTCTGGTACAAGCTCTTTTACGTCAAGAGAATCAACTTTATTGTATGGAATTCGAATCAACGGAATATTTCGTTTATCGCACCAAACATCCTTCTCAATGTCCATCCGCTGGCGTTCCTCTAATGAATTTGAGAAACTCCACCCTTTATAAAAATGCTGTTGTCCGTCAAACTCAATTAAATATCGATTATCAACGTAAAAGTCAAATCTATAATGTTTTCCAGTTTTCGAATTTACACAATCATCAAACGACTTTTCACGGGTATACTTAACTCCAAGTGAATCTAACAATTCTTTTATTTTTAACTCACCAACAGACCCGTGATTATGCCCACAACTTAAAGTTTGCCGTTGACGCAAATAACAGCTCGGTACATCAACTTCATTTCCACAATCACATCTACAAACCCATTTATTAGAGGCTTCTCCCTCGTCAATAACAACAAGACGCTCAAATCTACGACCGATCATGTTTTCTTTTGTATATTTCTTGTGGTGTACCAAAGCACATCCACACGAAAGTGACTCGCCACAAGTTAAAGAAGTAGATTTTACATCTCTTATAGTTCCACAATCACACTTACATGTAAGATATTGACGTTTTCCGTGACGTTCTCCGACTCCAATTACCGTCCAATGATTATATCTGTTTCCGATGTATGTTGACCAATCTTTCGTTTTAAACATGATTCGTTTTCTCCAACATATCTGCCCATTCACTAATCCATCCACGATGGTTATGTGTCAATTGACAAATTGCAACTCTGTCATGATTTTTAAAATGCTGAAGATAATCAACAAAACCACTATCATCTGGATTGTCGAGATCGCACTGCTTATCATGACCGATAACAATCAACTTACACGGACCTTCGCTTTGGTCACAGCGAGTAATAGTCTTCTTCAGGCTTTCAAAATCATAGTTTTGACACTCATCCAAAATTACTACGCTATTATTCAAATTTGTACCACGAAGGAAAGTATGGGTCAGGCAAGTAATATAACCGGTTCCATTCTTCTGATTTACCATCGTTTCATCATTGATGACCTTATTAGGGTCAACACCACACTTAATCAAAGCCTGATAAAAAGGTTCAAAATATACTTCCGATTTCTGTGTCAGATCACCCGGAAGATATCCCTGACGCTTTTCACCGTAACTAGAAACAATATAAATCAGCTTATCAAAATAACCAACCTGAACAAGTAAGTTTGCGGTTGCTGTAGCAATCAGTGTTTTTCCTGATCCGGCACGTGCGTCCACAAACACTACGTCAATATCTGGATTCCAGATAGCATCTCGAAATACCCGCTGTTCTTCGTCTAATGAGATTCCATAAAAACCATACTGGTCAGGGTCGGTAATCTTCTCCACAGGGGTATCATAAGAAACACGCTTCTTAGCCATATATTACAACTCTCCCTTAATTGAACTCATCCACATCATCGCAAATCTTATCTACAATACCAAAGTTGACCTGCTCGTTAGCATCCAGATACCAATCCTTAGCCTTATTCTTGGTCATGGTCTTCTTATCAATAGTAGAGTGAGCCATAATATACTCACGCATCTTCACAACCTGCTTCTCGTAGTAGTCCATGGCCATCTTAGACTGTTCAAAAGTACCCTGCGCACCGCCAGAGCCACTGTGAATCAGCGCGGTAGAGTGAGGTAAAGCAAAACGCTTCTGACCAGACAACAGCATCACAAGAGCGGCGCTCATTGCAATACCTGCGTTAATCGTCCAAACAGGAGTCTTACTCAGCGCAACAACATCAATAAAGCTAAACATAGCATCCAGCTCGCCGCCGTAGCTATAAATAAACAGCTTAATAGGCTTGCGCTGCTCAACAGGAGTATCCTTATCAATACGGTTGTACTGCAGAATCTTGCGCTCAATTTCAATCAGAGACTGGTCAATCTCAAAATCAATAAAAAAGATGCGATCCTTCTCATCGACATAGAAGTTCATCATCTCAGGAGAGGGGAGACTGCCACCATTCATCAGGTTGGTGATCCCTTCTGGCAGTTGAATTTCAAAGTCCAATAGTCTATACCTCGTTCTTTCAAAGATTAGTAACGTGCGTTACGCTGCATCTGCTTCAGCATCTCAACAGCGGCAATATTAAAAGGAAGCAGCTCAAGATATCGAGCAGACTCTTCCAGATACCGTTTGTGACGGGTCTTTGCAATGCAAGCATGAGGGAAGACCTTTCGCACAGCCTTCGCTTCGGACTTAGTAATTTCAATCATTAGGTAAAACACCCTTTCAAAATAAAATAGGTAGGAAGAAAACAAGCGTCCTCGCTCTCTCCCTACCATAACTTTCCGCACTGTGTTTTACTCTATATATGTAAAATTATAACGTATCTGCGTTAAAATACTGCACTTTTTCACATTTCATAAATCAAACATTTTTCTATTTTGCGCGGTTTTCTCAATATTTACGTTTTTAGCGCACTTACGACAGTATTTTTGTCTGCGTCCAGTGCGAGCAACCATCTTTCCACAACAATCACACTTGACGTATTCTTTCCCACAATACTGACTCCATAGAATGCCAGCATTCTCAAAATCGTCCACGAAAATCTCATGAGGAGAATCCGGCTCCGCAATCAAAACATGGATATTTAAGTTGTCAATCTTTTTCAGGCTGGCAAACCCAATAAAGCCAAGATTATGTAACTCGCAAATCATCTCGTTCTGTTTTTTCTCATTCACGGATATGTTTGCCATCCTAAAAATATCAGCCGTATCTTCCGTAATCCAGTAGTTGCATTTTTCATTAACGGCAATATGGTATTTTGCCAAACACAGCATCGTGAACATCAGGCGCTGCATCTGCTTGCTTTCGAGTGCTTGAATCTTCTCAACCTCTGCTTTTGTAATGCACACACCATCAAGCTCCACCATGGGACGACCCTTGGCAGAAGCAATCGCCTTATCAATCAGTTCTCTATCCAGAACCTTGTTGTACCCTTCAAAATGACGTAACATATACTCGTTGATCTTTTCTCTTACGTCATCCTTTGAGTATCCCTTATAGAAATAATACTTCGCAACATAATGCAAAACATGCCCCGCTTTCTTCCAAGGCACATCCTTCTCTAGCCACTCTTCAGCATAAAGAACTTCATTCAATACAATCATCCGCATCCTCCTTGCTATTCATGTCAACCAAAACATCCTTGAAACGCTTGCCGTCATATTCAATATCGCCATTCTCATCCTGCACAAGAGAATGCACCATACCATTATGTCGTTCCAATAAGCGTTTAATCAAAGTATCGTGAAATAACTCCCAAACAATTGCAATACTTGATGCATTCTTCTTACAAAGATCAAGCATAATATCGCAAAGCGCATCGTCGTTAGAACACTTATCATGAAGATTGCGGAACATACTTTCCTGATACAGCGCAATGCGCTCCTTGCGGTCTGCGCCGGTTTCTTTATTATTGTTTCCGTTGCCAGAATGGATTGCGTTGCCACGAGCAAATCTCAAGTAGTCCTTAAAGATAGAGCGGATGCCATAATACTGAGAGTTGGTATACTCCACACCAGACTTGAGCGAGTCGTAATCAAACTTGCGCCTTATCTTGAGTTCTTCTTCAAAATCTTCCAACTCGTCCTCTACAGTCCAGCACAGGCGGTTCATGGTACAAGAATTGATTCCGACCGGCATCCGATAGAGGTAATACTGGATAACCATTTCATCCACATCGTCCTTGACGGTCTTTTGTATAATCTCATCCAGACCAGCAAACCCATCCCACTTGATGCGCTTGCGAGCTGCGGCTACATACTGCTTGTAATCACGCATCTGAGCAGGGTAGATGTAGCTCATAAAGTATGGCTTACGCCATGCGCAAATACTACTCCAAAGCTTCTTATCCTCAATGGTGTCAGGATTATCATCGTCTTTAACAGTACAAGCTTTTAAATCGTACCAATACCGTGGCATTGGCTTGCATTTGACCCCTTTCACAGCGTCCAAAACATTCTGCTGATATAGCTGACCACACATGATACGATAATCCAGTTCTTCATACTCTCGGCTTCCCGGCTCAAACTGGCTTTGAACATCACCCATTGAGGTAATGTGGTTCGTTGTCGAACCAACGTCATTGCCAAATCCAGCAGCATTCGATTCTGCTAAATCATCCTCAGTAGGAATCTTCTTTTCTCCTTTTTTCTGAACACACAAAAGAGTCGGTGTCTCTCTTTTATTCTTGATAAGCACATCATTATCTGTGCTAAAAATAAGATCGCCATCAAAATCTGCGCCATTCAAAGCAGCACAGGTATTGTCCCATGCACTAAGAATTGTTACCGTCTTCATATAACGATACCAGTTTTTACAATCATCATTAGAGTTTAGATTCCGAAGAACAATATTGTTATGACATGACATCGGTGCTCTGAAACAAGCAACTCTCTTAACATCTCTATCATTCCAGAACCGGCTGTAAATCTCACCAGCTTTTAACAATCCAGTGATTTCCATTCCAAAGATGGATTGGCAAAGCGCATAAGGGTCTCCACTTGCAACTTGGAAATTCCCTCGTACCTTTACAACACCCGTTTTTGCTTGGGAAATCCGTTTCTTAATGAAATACCGAATCCGATTTTGAACATAAGGGTCATCAATCATTTCCGGCTCAATCATAAGAGCCTTAATATAATCGTTTTCCAGACTGTTTATGTAATTCGGGTCATCGCGCATTCCACTGCCACGCAAATACAGCAACGCATCACGCCAGTCACCGCCCATGACACCCTTGATTTCATCCAAAGTTGGCTTCACGAGTTCCCGAATCTCATCATTCGTAAGCTGATAGCTTTGGATAAACTGATAATTCAGGTTACGCTCTTCATCAAGCTCTAACTCACAAGTCTTTGTTACAGAGAAGTGATAATGATTCTCTCGGCAATTCTCGAAGTAGTCCTCACAGCTGTGGTAACTATCCCAGAGCTTCAACATGGATGTCGTAAGAATTACCTGAACACGATTGATGTCCTTGTAGTTTCCCCAAGAATCCTTAATCATGTTCTTTTTGGCAACCTTCTTGGCAAACTCACGGAAAGGGAAAGGGAACAGCATACCTTTACAAAAAGCATTCCGTACACAGAAGCCAGATGCGGTAGCAGGGAGTTTCAAATCTTCACTCCACTGTTGAGCAAGGTCATAGCTAATAAGACCAAAGCCATCGCTGGCGCACAGTTCACAATCATGCTCCATGTCCTCTACCATCGTAGGCTCGCCGGAGGCTCCGTCGTCCAGAACGATTACATGATCTTTAAAGTGCGTGAAGCAATCATTTATAACAAGCACACCATCAGGGTCAGTGACTGGAATGGAAGCGGAACAGGCAAGTGCTCTATAAGCTTCTATCTTTGCCGGAATAAACTCAATTCCCTTGTTACGGCCATTATCGATTCGCTTGCGGATCTCGTCAACAAGACGGTCGCTCACAAACACAATCGTACTATTCTTAACGCCACCAGTGGTTCCAACCAGACGGCGATACGTGATTCCATTGATTTTAAACCCCTTTGGAGAACACGCCCGGCGGTAGTCGTTCTTCTTATCAACCACCAGACACATATAATCCGGCTTGAACTGAACTGCATCCAATTCGGTATACAGCCTCCGAATCTCCCGGCGATTCTCTAAGCAAGAAGGTTCATTCCGCAGCATCTTGATTCTACGCTTGATACTCCGTGCCTTAGCCTCTGCATCCGTAACACCATTCAACTCATCAATCCATCGTAGAATAGTGCTATTAGCCAGCGAGATGATCTCGTGGTTTCGTCTGGCTTCATCCAATGGTAGTGTTAAATCCCATTTTGCTTCAACTAGACGCTTCGTATGGATCTTAAAAACAAACTTCTGGCAAGTTTGCTGCTTTGCCATTCGGCAGTCACCTCCGTGTTCTTCTTAAATATATCCTGTAATGTATAGCTAAAAGGGAAATACAAAAGCAGACTTTTATAGATAGCAGCTCTCTCCATCTTCCATGGCCTTGAGCCAAAGTCGTTCACGCTCCTGATAGAGTTCATCCAGCATATCGTCAGCAGCCTCATACTCCCGGCGTGTCAGTCCTGCGTAGTTCATATCACGAATTAAATACTTAATTTCTGCATCAACATCCTCGTAAGTACGCATCATTCATCCCTCAACTTCCATTGTGACCATGCTGATTTTACGATATGGACACAAGACTTGCATACACCGGTCAATATCATCAAATACGACATCTTTTCTTCGACCACGTTCTGTCTTTTCGCGTTTAAAATATTGACATATATCGTATAGACGAATTTCAATCGTTTCTACCACACCATTGAACTTGTGGTGGTTTATTGTTACGGAATTAACATAATCAGAGCAAGTAATCCTGTCTATTTCTAATGAATCAAAGTCTTTGCAGATATCTTTGATAATATATTCCAAAACTATTACACCAGCTCTATCTGGTGCTACAATATCACAGTCGTGTTCAATTGCGTGTATACAAGCATCATATGAACGTCCATACCCACGAGGTAAAAGAACTTTCTCCATTATTTGACCTCCTCAACTACCCGGCGGATCGTCTCATCAATCTGTTCAAGTTCTGCCAGCAAAACATCCACGGTATCAGCATCACTCTCAGAAATATTTAAATCCTTAATCTTATGTAAAGCCCATTCAAGGTTCGGGTAATAGCCGACCGTAATCTCCTTTACGCCGGTACCCACCTCACCAGTCTTTGGATTCTTGCCAGCTGGCCGCTGCTCAATAATAATGAGATTCCTCTCATCACAGTTTTTAATAATGTACTTACCAATCTGCATTCTCATCAGTTAGACCTCCTTTACCTTACGGCTGGCTTCAAAGGTAGCCACATCATTCATAAAATCATTGATATGTAAGTATTTGTCAGCGTTCCGCAGATTCTTAGGCTTAAACTCTCGGCACTTGCATCGCACCTCGTCGCAAGTCGTAAAGCATGGGATCTCGTACCGGCATTTAACACAAACATGCTTCTTGTAAAACTCAGGCAAGCGTCCAGCCGCTTGATAGTTCTCATAGGTTATTTTTAAATCAATCCAGTAGGGGTTATCAAAATTCATTATATTCAGCCTTCTTTCTTCTTTCAAATCTCACCAATTAAATCATCAATGCTAAGACCACAATCCAGCATGTTACGACCAGCTTTCTTACTGTTCTTCTCCGCCATTTTCTCAGCCAAAACCTTATCAACGATATCGTCTTCAAAATTCATAACGCATTCTACGTTTGCATTATCACGAGTTGCCATTCGCGCATTTGCTTCAGCAACAAGTCGAGCCATAAGCTCTGCGTCTGCCGATTCTTTATCCGCATCCTGCATAATTTGCTCATATTGCTCTTCAGTCAAACCACTACCGGCCAAGAAGTTGTCAATATACAGTTTTTCAACAATCTTACAACCATGGTCTTTCTGATTCAAAGTAACCAATAGTTGGTCAGTGGACTGACGAATTGTATTATCAACCATATCCGCTACCTGCTGGTTGGTTAACTTGATTTTCTTATATTCAAATTCTCTTCGGATTTTTCTTTCGATTTTATTATTGCTTCCCCATGATTTTTGTTCTTCCAGTCGTCGCTCAACATCTTCATGTTCACGAACTCTTGTTGCTACGATTACTTCCTTGTTAAAAATCATTGATGATAACAAGCCATCACAAACGATTGCATTTAACTTTGCCATCATTTTAACGGCAAGCTCAACGTCTGCCGGGTCGATCTTTCCAAATCTACGAGCAAATAGATTCATAGTTTTCGGTTCAACAACAATTCTATAAACCTTTTGAATGGTACTGTACGTTTGTTCTTTTCCAAACTCTTCTCTGAGCTTTGGATTTAGCTTTCGGTAAAAATCCCTCATCCGACCAGTTTGCCAAAGGTCACGCTCTGTCGCTGGAGTTCTGCCGTCAGATAATGTGTAATCTTTTAGCACTTCTGCCTTCAATCGCATGTAAATTAAATTCTGCTTGTCGGTTAGAGGAGTTATAACAGCACGGCCATCGACGTAATCAATGAACGCCCTCGTTTCCTCATAATCCAGTGCATCGTTTACCTTTAGACCATGCAAGGCACTGTCCAGCCATGTTTTTAATTTGACACTACCGACCATTTTTCGGAACGCCTCAGCAACAGCCTCGTTATCTTCTGTCTCAGCATTCCGTCCCCACCATCTATAATCACGGCTGACCATACCGCAGGTTTCCCAGATGTCCTTCTTCTCCCATAGAAGTTTAATACCATCACACGGCTGCGACTGACAAAGAGCATTGAAGTGGTAGACAAGCAATTTTTGAATGAGATCAATGAACTTTCTATTGCCACCTGCTGGCTTTGCTGAAAGTATCTCGTCATCTGGTCGTATACTTTTTATAATGATTTGCCGACCAGCCTTTTTTAGAACCACAAATCTGTCCAGTTCTTCTAAAAATGCAGGACGACTATCTCCTGTAATTGGTTTTCCATGACTGTCAAGTACGCCAAGATACCTTGCAAGTTCAGAAAAGTTTTTGAAAGTTTGACCATCTGACAACTTTACAAGCATATCTGGCGTTACATCGTATGTTTTTGCCATGCTGAAATACCTCCTAAAGTTTTTGAATATCAAATCGTATATATGTAATGTGTAATACCAGTTTTGATATTCAAAATTCATAATTTGTTAATATTTAGTTGTACATTAAATTCTGTAAGGTTCTAATAGGAAACAAATAAGCAGAAATGAAAGTACAACTACTCCTCTCACAAAATATCTTTTAATGGTTTACTCGACTTGAAGCTATGGCGCGTAAGCGACATAGATTCAATTTGAGTAAACCTACGAGCGTCCGTAGACGCGAGATCCCTCTCTACGTCCTGTCCGGGAGGACTACTATAAATATCCATCGCAAACATCCTAACACCATCTCTTTTCCGTATCCTGTGTTGTATAGCTGTCTGCACTCATTATACCATGAGATTGCCAAAAGTTCAATAGCTACTTAACACAGGATGCGAAGATTCTTAAAGCCTATTATAATAAGGTGTGTTTCTGGGAGTATTGTTCTCTATGAAGGACATCCAGATATCCTGTGTGTTCAGTATAAGCTGCCAGAGACTACAATCATGCTCCTTGCAGGTCTTTAGAGTCCCTGAGAATGTTGATCAGATGCCAGATCAGTCCATTTATGGCAATAGGGAGTACAGATAGGTACAAATAGGTACTTTATGCTCCGAAGAATGGTCATTTTCGGTACATTTTGGGGACACATCGGGAAAACCCGCATGAATCCTAGGTTTTTCAGACATTATTGGGTCAAAAAGGAACAAAATATGGGTAAAAAGGTACAAATAAAAAGAAAAACTAGCCAAAATATAACGCAAATACGTTAAATTCTAACTAGTTACCGAATGGTCTACCGATTGAAAAATAGCGATTTTAGGCCATTTTAGGGTATTTTGGATGGAAAAGTGAATGATTTCTGGGTATGTGTGGGAGATGGTATAGGGGTGTATTTTGGAGTGTTTTTGTCAGGGGAAAGTGTACCGGGAGCGGTAGGATTGGTTGGAAAGGTGTCAAGAAATTATTTATTGACAGATTGGGAAGGATAAAAAGTAGTAGTGTTGGCTGCCAATAGGAAAGATATTGATGAAATTATTGGGAATTGAAGATAAAATAATGTGTAAAATATTACGATAAATCGTTATTTCTTGAGGATGAATAAGAAAGATGTACTGGGGGCTTCGGCTTGCTGCCTGGAATGTCCCCAAAATGAAAAGTATGCCCCACGGCCTGAGTGCTGGAAATGCTCATTTTCCGGCACTGGACAGGCAGGGTAAGGCATGGTTTTTTGTTGTGCTGCTATTATCTGATAAAGTATCAACAGGTGCAGGTAATAGTTAAAGAATTTTAATTATTTGGCAACAAACAAAAATGTTCGATAAAAAACAAAATGTTATGTTGATTCAAAATCAACTTTTAATTATTTCTTGTTTCTTTTCAATCAACAAGTCCGTTTTCCCTTATAAGGTAATTATAATATAAAGCAAAAATCCATGTGTTGCGTGTGCAACATTTACGGTAATACCGCTTGACTTTTCCGGTAATACCGGCTATAATAGTGCCAAGCTCAAGGGCAACACCGGAAAGCGGAAAACATGATGGTTCTGAAACACCGGAAAATTTCAGTTTTCACTTTTTGACGTTTCACCGTTTGAGCGGTTCAAAATTAGGGCTTGACAAAACGGTAATACCGTGATACAATCTAGTCAAGCTCAAGGGCGAAAGCCCAAAAGCAAAACCCAAAACCCAATAGCACATTGACAAGTCAAGACTTCTGATTTTAGCCTGTTTGGTTTAACTCTTGTTTAATTACAAGAAAAATCATGCAACAAAAGTCAAGATTAGAAGTCTACCATATCGGCAAAACTTTCGGGTTTTGTTGGTACGGTGCGACAAGTCACAATTTGCACCTTGAAAAATACGTTAAAGTAGAGCGTTGTGAAACGCCGAAATTTCGTCAAATTGGCAAACAAGATGTTTTAGACGCAAGTCTTTCACTGGTCCCTAGGTAGACTATACCTAAGAGGATCAGCAAGGATGGTCAACAGTATGCACCTTGTATCAAAAGCGTACTGTACCAGAATACTAAACAGAAAAGAGGTGTATTCAAGTGTTCAAAGAAAAGCTCAAAGCCGTTCTTTTTGTAGCTCTTTTTACTATCGGTTTCATTCTCATTACCGCTGGTATGCTGGTTAGCTTTTGCGGATTGGCATACATGGGATATGCGGTTGTCTTAACCGTCTACGGCGGTTGTTCACTTCTTGCAACAGCTCTTGTTGAGGACATTCTCAAATAAGTCTATCCGGCAAAAGCCGTCACGTCAATACACAATAAGTATAACACAAGTAAAGGAGAAATACTATGTCTAACCTGTCTAACGTCTGTCTGTCCATTCGTAAATCTTGCCGTGCAAGCTCTGAGAAAAAAGGCTATGCAAGCAATGGCAAGATGCTCATTTCCTACACCGTCAAGAACGGTCTGAACACGCTCAAGGCATACCCTAAAAAAGTGCCTGAGTACCTTCTCATGGACGAAAAAGAGTACAACGCATATGGCAAGGCTGTCCAGTACGTCTACAACACGGCTTGCAATCTTAACAAGAGCAAGAGCAAGGGAGAAAATGCGGCTATTGTTAAGGTCTACACCGATAACTTCTATGAGTGCCTGAATGAGCTTGCAATCATCGTCTTTGGCGATACGTTCAAGATGGCGGAAGCGTCCGATCTGGGTGGAAAGATTTTGTCTATGGCGGAAGCATACCTTCCCAACATGGACGGCGATTATAACCCTAGCAACCTTCCTATCAACAAGTTCGTCAAGGCTCTTGAGCCTATGCTTGAAGCGGTAGCAGCTCAGACCGTCTACCTTGAGGACTATCAGCGGGATTATAACCTTGCTGAGAAGCGTTGCAAGGCACGTTTGGCAAAGGCAAATTCTCAGTTCTCCAACGCTCAGAATGCCCTTGATGATGCTCAGAAAGAGCTTGATAAGTGCAAGGCTCAGTGTGAGAAAGACGCAAGCGATAACACTATTAAGGATGCCACCAAAGAGAAGCATAATAAAGCTATGCTGTCCGCTCAGACCGTCTACGACGAAAAGAAAGCCGTTGTTGATACCATCAAGAACACTATCAGCTCTTGGAACATCAAACTTGAGGAAGCACGCAAGACTTTTGAGGAAGCAGACAAGGCTTTTAAGGCAAGTTCTAATAAAGTTGCCGCTTGAGTTAGTTGCCGCTGACAGACCGGGTAAAAGTCTGTCCCTGTCGGGCGGTAGAAGTCCGTCCCCTGATGATGGCATGAGCCGAAACAGGATTCTAAGAAAGAGGTGAAATATCTTGAAATCCCATCAGAATACGATGAGAGAAGTGCGTCAGAACACTTCTGGGCACTCTATTATCTACAACGGCACAGAAGTCAAAGAACTTGATCTTTACGGCACATTTGACGGCGTTGTGTTCGTCAGTCGTCCGTTTATCGCAATGAAAACAGGCTTTATGCCTATGTACGTCAAAACGTCTATGGGATGGACTTCTATCCATCCTTGCAAGATTGTTGACTTCCTTAAAGAAGCATACTATGCAAGAAGTGTTTCCCTTTATGACTGGAATGCCTATCAGCAGAGCAAGAAAGAAAAGCGTCTTGCAATGGAAAAGGTCAAGCAACAGCAGAGCGAAACAGCTTTTCTCAGAGCGTCACAAGCTAATGCAGAAGGCTCTTTGCGCTATCATAAGAGCAAGAAACGTCTTGATGACCGCTACAATGAGGCGGGCAAACCGGCTCAGAAAAAGCGTTCTCAGCGTGTTGTATTTGGCTCTAGTGAATACATCACAGTTTCCGGCTGGATCTACGGCAAAGAAGTCTTGATGAATAATCATAGCTTCCGCATGGATGAAAGAATGTCGTACTACATGGACGGCACTGGATGCTGTGCAAGAGACTTTGATAACCGTGATATGCGTCCTCTTAATGACGTGTTCCCGGTAAAGTCTGGAAAGAAAGCAAGGTGATTTAAGTTTGACACAAGTTCGTCAGAATGATATAATTGTACCATCCAGAAAGGGCGGTGCAATTATGGCAGCAAGGGATTATGGTAAGGAATATGAACGTGAGAAATCACGATCTAAAATTCTTCCCATCAAGGTTACACCTGAGCTTTTTGAAGCATTCACAGCTAAAACAGAGCTGAACGGAACGACGAAAAATGCCGTTTTGAAAGCCTGTGCAGAAGCGTACACTTATGGAAACCTTATCATTGACGAAAACGGCAAACCTAAAATTGTAGGCTAAACAATTAGTCCTGATCTTCTTCGTAGGGAAATTCTTTACTCAAATCAGAATAAAAGCGTGAAATATCTCCAATAAGATACGAAAGGGTCTGAACAATAGTATCTTTATCAGTGTTCCAAAGAGAAAGCTCATCGGCACAAGACCATTCTTCAAAAATTTCTGTATAAGCACTGATGCGCTCGTAATCAGCCTTGATTAAGGCAGGAGTATTTTCTGCTAAAGATTCATTTTCTTCGTCGTACCATGAATCAAAATATAATTCTCTAGCTAAACGATTCATGTTGCAGAACAGATTTGACATAGTGGAAGCGATAAAGGGTGGAATTGCGTCCATTCCGTTATTGAAAAAGCCTATGATTGCAACAGCATTTGCAGACAAATCTCCGTGAAGCTGAACGATTTCGGGCAGATTTTCAATATATTCCATGACAAGAACTTCCTTTCAGATTATAATGTCTCTATTTTAGCAAAATTAAATACTCACGTCAACAAACACCTTATGACCTAAAACTCATAGGGTGTTATTTTTATGCCCTAAAATGATTATTTATGCAAAATATTATGCAGAATATGCAAAATGAAAACACGTCAAAAAATCACATAAAAGAGGAGTTCTATTATGGCAATTATTTCTATTGAATCAGCTCTTGATGTTGCCATAACATTTTGTGATACAGAGTTTGTAAAAATCTATCAGGAAGCTCTAGCAGAAGCCGGTACTGAATACGTCAGCACCGTAAAATGCTGGATTGAATAAGAAAGGATGTTTGTTATGAAATCGCTTCTCATGCTCTTTGGTTACACTGCATATCAGGCCGGATGTATTGCGCCTATGATGTGGTTTTTCGTTGTTGGTGCTGTCGCTATGGGTGTGGCAGAACGGAAAGGATGGTTGAACTAAGGATTGCAGGTATGGGTATTAAGGTTCCGGCCATCGCAAAGCAGGCTGAATAAATCGCATAACAACGTTAAAAATGATTTCAAAAATTACATAAAAGATATGTTTTAAGGAGAGTTTGATATGACCGCAAGAGAATATTGCAAGAGCCATCCTGTAACCGCTTATGATAGCAGCTATGGCCGTTGTGGCGGCTTTCAGATTCATGGCGATATCGAATACGGCATTGACGATTACCTTTATGGTATGTCTGGTGCGCTATGTGAAGATGAGAAATATCATAGTTACCATCACTTGAAGATCGTCTATGCACCGTCTGGCAGAGCATATGTCAAGTGTTTTGGCAAACGAATCTATCTTGATGAATGCTTGAGAGTGTAAAGGAGAATTAACTATGCGGAGAGGTCAGTATTTTATGAACGATGAAACCGGTGTTATCACCAACATTCATCGGGAAGCTGTCGAATGGTTTCGGCAGGGTGCGAATGTTTCTATCTGGATCAACGGTGTTTTTGTGTGCCGTTGGGGTCACTGATAAGAAAAGGAGAATAAAAATGCGTGCTACTGTTGAAGTGTATGAGAACAATGCAGGCGGTATCTGTGTTGCAGTCTTTGGTCAGAATGGTTTGACGAATCTGTTTGTCGTTACTCCTGATGGTAATGAAACAAGAATGACGAGGGCATTCTATCAGGAAGCATCATACGGGTTCCCTGGCGATGATGAATACAATGCAGAAGATTTTTCTGGTTTGTCCATGGATGATGCTTATGCAGACATCTGCAATAACAACCTGATTGCAGAGTTTTATGATAATCGTGTTGTAAACCTGTATCCGGCAGACATGGGTATTGCCGGAATGGAGCTGTTTGGTATGGCTTGACCGTATATTCACAAAATTGTCATGAATAAGAAACGTATCAACGCGCTAAAATGCGACGTTAATAAAATCTACATTTTAGTGCTTGACAAAATTATCGGTATCCTGTATTATGTAGCTAAGAAAGGCAGTCCGTTGGAGGACTTATATTTTTACCATATAGCTATATGATACAGGATACGAAAGAAAGGGAGATCCAACTACTATGGCGATGTACAAAACTAAGAAGGATGCAGCTTACGCATGGATTCAGGAGTTCAATGCGATTCCTCAGAGCGTGATTGAAAAGCTGAATAAAGTAGACATCGAAGAAAACGGCGAAGGTGTTGTTGAAGTCACACCGCCGACTGTGGGCGACCGTGTTTCGCTGTGGGACAGTGATTACAGCGGAGAAGGTGAAATCGTTGGTATTGAATGGCATGAAGATGATGAACCGGAATACGTCATTGTCCCTGATATGGATACCAACACGAAGATTTATCTTCACGAAAACTACTTTGATGTAATTCGTGACGACTTTCTTCCAATGTGGGGAACGATGTGGCAGTTTAATAACCCGTGTGATACATGGCGTATTGAGGAGACTCAGTGGCGTCAAAAGATGGCTGATTGTGGATTCCGAATCTATACGCAAGAAGATTACGGTTATATCTTTGGCATTGATGGGGCTGGCTACGATTTTTATTCTGATCACTGGATACCTCTTTATGAGAAGTGGGGTCTGCATTGGGATGATGAGACTGTAAAGGAAATGGAAGAAAATGCGTAAAACATTACTTGAACGGCTTTTGGATGTTGGGTATCCGAAAGCAGAAATTCATCACTGGCAAAGTGATTTATATGTTTTTGTTACGCCGTTGACCACAAAAATTATTTCAGAATGGTGCGACGAAAACGGATACACGATGAATTTACACTGTACAAGGTTTGTTGACCAAATTACAGGAAACATGATGTATAACTGTGCTTTTCAATATTATGAGGGAAAAAGAAAATGACTGATACTCAAGAAAAGATTTGGGACGTTCTCTGTGAAATGTCTGGTAAAGATGTCGCAAGAGTATTTACTAACTATTATGGTAATCAGCTTTTGAGCGACGATTTCCATAAATTCCTTGTTGACGAGGGATATATGGCTTCTGAAGAAGGGTGGGTTGGTTGATGATTATTGATCTGATTCTCGACCGTAAGGACGGCAAACAATACAGCGCACATGATTTCTATATTGAAGTCAGAAAGTATGAGTGTCTGGGCGTAGGCACTCACGGTGAAGATATTTCAATTGCTATGGATTACGGTGATAACAAGGATGTGCAGCGTGTCTTGTGTCAGTATGTCCAGCGCAATGGTTATCCAGCAAATATTGAGGACTACATAAGAAGTCAAGTTTGGGTAGTGTGAGCAGCAAATGCTAGGTGATTAGCGGTACTAGGGCAGACATAACCGCTACCAATGCGAAAGCATGAACGAATACACACATGAAAATAAAGGAGATGGTGCTATGAAAGTGGAGACATTGCTTAATCTGTTTGATGATTGGAACAAATATATTATCATCAACGACAATAGTTTGAATCGTCTGTATAATGCACGAACCAAAATCTTTGAATTTATGGACAAAAAAGAAAAGCATAAAGATTTACTCGGCAAAGAAATCGTATCGTTTGGACTTTACGACGATGATTTCTGCGTAAGAGTGAAATAAAGGAGATAGCATTATAGATAAAGAATATAACATTCCCGAATTATACGACAAGTACGGTCTCAAATATGAGATGAATTATGATGAGATTTGCTCTTTACTTCTCAAGAGAATTAAGGAAGACCCTAATTTTAACAACTATGTAAGGGCCGACTTGATTGATAAGCTGGGCTGGATTCACGACACGTTAATTGATGAATCGTGGTAAATAAAAGGAGTGTTAGGTATGAAGAAGTTTAATTCGACCTCAAATAAAGGATTCAATATGACTTTTGCAAATGGTATTACTGCAAGCGTCCAGTGGGGAGCTGGGAATTACTGCGATAACTATTTTAGTAAAGACTTCTCTTTCTCAAAAGAAGCAAGTTCTAATACAGCAGAAGTGGCCGCATGGAATGAAAACGACGAATGGGTTACAAATAAGTTCTGCGACACCTGTGATGATGTTGCTGGGTATCTCTCCCCAGATGAAGTGTTGCAGTTTTTGAATAGCTGTGCAAATTACAAAACGGCTTAAAATCATGCTTTTACAATGACTAGGGAGATTACAGAATGAAACCATTAAGAGATAATCCTATCGAAGAAGGAATAGATGCTTTCTTTGAAGAAAAACAAAGACTCGAAGAAGAAAAGCAAAAACTCGAAGAAGAAATCAGAGATTACGAACAGGATTATTTGGACCGATATTATGATTGGTTAGAGGAGGAAGAACAAGAGTGTCGTTTAGAACTTCTTAATGACCTTTACAATGACTAAGGAGGTTACATTATGACCTTTGAACAGTACAAGAAGAATCGTCCATTCTTTTCTGATCCGTACTATGTGAATATTGTAGAAAGAGTAGAAGAACAGTTCTTCTCTATTCCGGCAGAAAAAATTCACGATACAGAGAACGAACTTCCTCATAAACTTAATTTTGGAACTCTCGGTGAATCAAAATATCTTTCTGTTCCTTGTATTGTATTTATGAGTGATGGCACAGAGTATGGAACGTATGTTGATATCGCTGGTTATTATTGTTATCAAGATAATCAGTGGTATTTTGATCGCATTGATGTTAGTAGAACGCTGTCTCTGCATGAAGTGTATAGAAGAAAACCGACAGTTTTGAAGTGGGTTCCGTTGAAGATTGTCTGTGACGAAGACGAAAGAGATGATAGATGTTTTCAATACAATGGAGAACATTATAAAATCATATAAACAAAAGGAGCTAGTACAATATGACCGAAAAAGATAAACGGATTCTAAAATATGCAATCGATAATCTTGTTCTTAGAGAAATCGAAGTATGCAAAGGAATTTGTAAAAGCAACCCTGAAAACAAAGCGAACCGTGAACGAGATCGTGAGTTGATTATTTATGGTATTCACAGCGTTTTATATGAGGTTGAACGTCTTGAAGAACAGGAAAAGGAGATGCTGGAGAAAGTCAAACATGAAGTGGTTCAGTTTTGATTGAGGTGATAAAAATGGACGAAAGCAAAGTTGTGAAGCAGATTGCCGAATGGATGGTCAAAGAAGGTACAAAAAATACTACAGAAGGCAATTGGATTTTTCATATTGACGAAATCACAAAAGAATTTAACGTAAGCAAAATGTTTGTTGCGGCCTATTGTGGAGAGATTTTTGATTCACTTTATGAACACGAATCGGTTGCTGACGTGGAATGTACTCTACAAGAAGGCTCTGATTTTTATGTGAAAACTTTTGACGTTGATTTTTATACAAAATTTTGTCCCAATGTAGAGGATAAAGATTGGAGTGAGATTGTATGACAAACATTGAAAAGAACATTGTTCTCGCAGCTCTTTCTTCTTATCGGCGTAAGCTTATGGATCAGAGTGTTTCATTCCTTAGAGCTGGCAATCATGAGGATGCAAAGCAGTCAACGATGGAAGCGGCCAACGTGAATGCGCTGGTGATTAAGTTTACAAGAAAAAAGGAGTTTGCAATATGAGAAACCTGTCTAAGCAGAACCGTAAGAAAATTTATGACCTTATCAAACGTGATTGCACATTTGTTGGCTCATATGATTTGGAACATTCTGAAGAAACTGTTTTGACCTATCTTCCGAAGCCTGGCACACAGATTTATATAGATGTTGAGGAAGTTCGTGTCGTAAAGAATCGTAAGACCGGAAACTGGGTCGAATCCGTTGTTGACATTCGGTGGAAACACGGTATGACCTTGGTAGAAGCCGAAATGATCGAACGAAAATATCAGTGCAAATCTAATAAGTAAGGAGTTTGCGATATGAATAACGAAAATAAGATTATTGTGACTAGCTGGAATGGGAAGTCTTGGGAGATGACACCTGAACAGATTGAAGCAGCTTACCGTTATAAAGAGCGTCAGTATCGTATTGATGACGCTCTTTATCAGCTCGAACTTAATGCAGACTGGATTGAAGAAGAATATGGCTATTCATACAATGAAATTATCGATTTTTCGGAAGAGTTAGCTGAACGATTTCAGGATTATTTCGATTGCAATGAATCAGAAAATGACGCATGGATTGACCGTATCACAGAAATGTTTGACAGACTTGGAAGAAAGGAGAGCAACAATGACTAATCCCTGCCGTTACTGTGTAGCACCGGAGCGTTATCCTGATTGCCACGACCATTGCGAAAAGCTGAAAGCTCATCGTGAAAGTGACGAGTATAAGAAGCTGTGCGAGTATAAGAATACATACTTAAAAAGCCCTCCAGAGAGTAGCGCAAAAATAGATAGAGTAATGCGTCGTTTTAAGCAAAAAGGATACCACTTGAATGGTTTCAAATCGGTAAGGAGTGTATAAAATGTGGGTTTTAGCTAAATGTCAATATTCAGATGATAACAAGATTGGATATGCTGTATTTTACGATATTGATAAACTTGGGTGTGTAACACTTATGTTCAAAATATATGAAGATACAAATTCTATTGAGTTCTTTTATTGTCTATTAGAAATGAGCACTCTGCTAGAAAAGAAAACGTGTGAGAATATCTTAAAAGCCTATTTGAAAGAGAAAGGGATTTTTGTAGAGGATTAACTATGTGGGATTTAATGGGTAACAATTATTCAGAAGTGTACGGTATTGGATATGCTTTACTGAATGGAATTTCAGCTGGGTTTTATGTAAGTGTCATGTACAAGAACCTTGGAAATGAAATTTACTTCTATTATCTTGATGATGCTCCTTACGGAGAACTCGATGATAATACCAAAAATAAAATTGAGGATATTATTTATGATGACCTTAGCAAGCGTCATATTTTTGGGGGAGGACTGATTATGTGGGTTTTAATTGCAAACGAATATGCAGAAGATCACAAATTTGGCTGTGCAGAGTTTAGATATAAAGAAGATGATGGAAACTCGTATGGATATTCGGTTATGTATCTTGTTATGGACTACTGCATTATGATTTATAAGCCGTATGAAATTGACGAAGATCATATGGATGAAATTCGAGACCTTCTTTTTGAAGATTTGAATAAGAATTACGGAGTTTAAATTATGTGGGATTTAATTGAAAACAATTACCATAAAGAAGATGGTACTGGCCACGCTTTGATGTTCAACACGAATGATAAATACTATTTCGATGTTATGTATGTGTGTAAGCGGTTGTACAATTCAATTCGTGTTTTTTATCATCTTAACGTTTCAGAAAATGAAAAAGAGGATATCGAGGAAGTGCTCGTGAAAGAACTAAGAAAAACTGGAGTTTTAAGGAGTGATGATTATGTGGGATCTGAGGGAAGTTCACGCTTGTTTTGATGGTGATGGCTGGGTTTGGAATGAATCTTTCCATCACAAGAATGTGTTCGTAGGAGAGAATGAATATTCGAAAGAAATCTTTTGGCAGGAATGTCAGATGTTCTTCCTTCAGGATTATTTGAGAAAGTGTGAGATTGTAGATGACGGCGATATTCTGGAACTTCAGCTGAAAAATTCCGGTGAACCAGTTCTCGCTATGATTATGGAAGAATAAAGGAGAATGAGTTATGTTGCTTTTCAGTTGTGTTTTGGGCGACTGCGTAGTAATTGTTAAGGATGATAATGGCAACAATAGAGTTATTTTTGGCAGCGCCGATTCAATGCTTTATGACTGGTGGCATGAATGCAATTATGTGGCAAGTAATGATTCTTTAATTATTTATGCAGCTTGTTTTGGAGTGGAAGTGAAATGCAAAACATTCGGAGAGTATATGGAAATGATTGATAAGATTACATTCGGAGAGTATATGGAAATGATTGATAAGATTGCCGGAAGCTGTGATGGAATGGAAAGAGGAGAATGAATTATGACTCGGTTTTATCTTAATGCAGGTGCTCTTGGCCGTTGGATGCACCAGAATAAAGCACAATACACTGGTGCTTATGTTGAGGGTGTTCTAATTGATAGTTTTGTCGTTGAAACAAAGCGTGGAGTCGCAGCTATCTATGAACACTGCCTGAATGAGTGGACAAGCAACTATTATGTTGAGTTTACCGATTATAAGAATGGTTTTAAGAATGGCGAGGTCGATAAGATTTGGTCTGATTGGTACACATTTGAAGAAAAGGCAAGCGCATAAGAGGTGAATGAATATGAATTTACTTACATTTCTTTCTTTGGTCACTGATGGCACAAGCGTAGCTCTTTGGGATGACTACAAGGAGCAAAAAATCAAAGATTATTGTAAACGTGACCAGATTTCAATTTCAGAAGCCAGTCGGTACGAAGTGTCGTTCTTTACGGCAGATTGCGAAGGTATGATTACAATTTTTGTGCATTAAAAGGATTGATAAAAGGGAGATTTTAGATATGGAAAAACTGTATTGCTACGATAACGAAACCATAAAATGGAATCACGATGGTAAGGAATATTGTGTACATATTCAGCAAGACAATTCAAATGATATTGGCCCACGAGATTACGACCATGATTCTGTGATGGCGTGCTTTGGAAGGTATAAATATCTCGGTGACAAAATCGAATATGACAGTCCGAAAGATTTCTGGATCAGTAATGCTTATGGTCATTGTAGTGATGAAGAAATCTTTGAAGCACTCAAAGAACGGAAACTTATAAACATTTATGTTGACTATTATCAGGACATGGAAAAAGACGAATACTTTTATGCTCTTTGCGACATGGATAATGGAGATTGTTTTGTTGACGGTCTTGCAGAAGACGAGGTGGTGTCCGAAGCAAAATATTGGTTGGAACCGGAAGATTGTATGATTTTACTGGATAGCAAAATGGTATGGGTTCCGCTTTATGTTTATGACCATAGCGGTATTTCAATGAGCTGCGATGAAAGAACATATCCTTTTAACGATCGTTTTGACTCTAGTATGGTCGGTTGGATTGTGACTACGATGTGCAAGAATCATACTCCTGCTGATGAAATGAAGGCAACACGAGTGATGCAGCAGGAAGTAAAAGAATATAACGATTGGCTTCATGGTGAAGTTTATTGTTATACGCTATACGAACAAAACGGCGACGACGGTGACGAATTTGATGATTGGATTGAAATTGATTCCTGTGGCGGATTTATCGGTGAAAATACCATTGAAAATGGAATGACTTACAATGTCGGAAACGGTATCGAAGAAGCTATTAAGAATGAAAACTATACGACAGGAACGGCAAAGAAAACTGTGGTCGTAAAATGGGAATTCTAAATAAAAGTTGAATTTTAGGAGGAAAATAAAATGGATGACAACATGACGGCACGTGAGATTGCAGAAGATTTTATCAAGCGTATGAATCCGTCTGGCTGGGATGGTACTGGCAATAAACCGAATGATTTTGATACCAGAATTGGTACATACGATGTTGATGGGTATCCTGGCGTTGAAATGGACTTACATTTTGAAGAAGATGATTTTGATGGATTGGAAGAAGATAATAATTATGAATGGTTTACTGTGATTGAAGGGGTTGATAAGGCATCTGGTGACCATCTAGGCGGATTATGGACAAGAACTTTATCCTCTGTAAGTGGTATTGAATATAGCCTGAAGAATTATATTAGGGATTTTTTGAACAAAAACAATGAACGTTACATTTAATAGAATCGAGGTTTAAAAAATGTGGACTTTTAATAGGTTTTATCTTCGGGAAAGTTGTATTTTGCTTGTTGAGGAGGACGGAGAAAAGAGTGTAATCACAACAAGTGCATATGACTTAATAAGAATGTACAATAACGGCGAGAGTGAATGTCCTAGTGATAACGCAAAGGTTATTTGTTGCTCGATTTTTAATGTAAAAATGAAATGTAAAACGTTCAAAGAACTTATGGATATGCTTGAGAAAATTGTAGCCGATTGTTGTTGAGGTTTTAGATATGAAAAATAAAGCAGTGGTCGTTGTTTATGACGATACGATGTGTAATGGTCCTTACCGTGTAGAGCATAAAACAATGGAAGATGCGGCAGAGTCTGTTAATAATGATTTTGAGAGCCTGATGAAAGAGCTGCGAGATGAAGGCTATGAACCTGAATGGATTTGTGACGGCCATCATATGCTTGAGGTTTATGTTCCGAATACGTCTATTAACGCATGGTGGGATTTTGAGTAAGGAGAATTAAAAATGGATACTAACGAAATCAAAATGTTTGAGCAGAAGATGATTGACAGTGCATTTATTGACGCTGTTGATTATGATCCGAAAGTGGCCGCACGAGCTGTGGGAGCACGTAAGATGAAAATGAAGGGCGTGTGCTCCTTTAACGAATACATTATCTATTTGCAGACAATTACTGGTAATGCGAAATTGTTCTGGAAGTATCAGTTTTGAGGTGAAAATATGGTTCTAAAACTTGAATTTACTGATGGTCATAAACCTTGGATATCATTTCCAATGAATAGAGAAGAGGCTTTAAACCTGTGGAATAAGCTGAGTAAGATGCCAACGGTACGACCTGAATTCCGGTTTGGCAAATTGAAGTGTCGCTGTGATTGTCTTGGGAACTGGTATGTTGCTCAGTGGTTCGATGGAATGCACAAGAGTAGGACGTTTAGATACCTTGCTAATGCTTTGAAATACATGGAAAAAGAAATGGCTTGAGGTGATAGTATGATTTATAGTAGTGCTGATTTTCAATGTCCAGACACGGGTGTTCCTGTTGTGTTTATTTATAATGAGGATACTTGTTTAATCACAGCAGAAATTTGTACATTTTTGTATTCACTTGATCAAAATGAAAATCCTTTTTTCGATAAGTGTATAACGGAGGAAACTCAAAAATGGTGTAGTAAAATTCATATTTATGCGGACAATTTGGACGAAGCGAATGATATTGCCGAAAAATATGATTGTTGGTTTTAATTCAATAAAACAGTTCTTCTAAGGAGATAGTAATATGAATGAAAAGAGATTTGAAATTGACACGCCCATCGGAAAACTGATTGCTGAAGCTGGTGGAGATTATAAGGATTATCCAGGAATTTATATTTATCTTCAGAGAGAAGATGGCGTTCAAATTGATTTATCTTGTACGGAAATTGATAAAGAAACTGGCGAAGGCAGGGTCTTTATCTGGGAAAATACGTCTACGGATGAATACACTAGGATGATGCGCTGGACTAAAGAACAACTTATGATTAAAGAGTGAGCGGAGGGAGTAAAACAAAATGACTACTAACAATTCTATGACTGTAATAACCTCTAAGCCATTCGGCGCACTGAATGTGGACGTGTACCAGAATGATAAACACCAGTATTATATGACCCGTGAACAGATTGGGCGAGCACTGGAATGTAAAGAACCTCGGAAGTACATTGCGAAGATTCATGAGCGTAATGCAGACCGTCTTGACCCGTTGAGTTCGGTCGTCAATTTGACGACTGAGGTCGGAAATTATACGCAAGAACGTCAAACATATATGTACAGTTTGCGTGGTGTTATGGAAATCTGTCGTTTGTCTCGTCAGCCGAAGGCGGATGCGTTTATGGATTTCTGCTGGGACATTATGGAATCTCTGATGCGTGGCGATTCCGTTCTGGCTACTCCTCAGATGGATGCTGCACTGAGTAAGGAGTTCATTGATGTAAGACTTCACGCTCTGTTTGATAGCATGAAGAACCTTCAGAGTGAACTTGATTCCACTCGCAAGGAGCTCGGTGACCAGATTGAGGAAGCTCGTGCTACTAGCAACGAAGCACTGAATATAATCAGCAGCGTGTCTCAGTGTGTCCATCAGATTAAGGATAAGCAGATGGATAATTCGATTCGTGCTAAGAGCTATACTCCTCGCAATGTGTTTCAGGATGAAATGAGTGACTGGCGTAAAGATTTGTATAGCAAGATTGGTGTGATTGCAAATACCAAA